TCCTCAACCTACCCAGGAGAAAACTAATGAAGCTCGCTGAACACACTCAAGTTCTCGAAGCACGTATCAATGCTTTGATTGATAAGCTGCTTGAAAAGTACCACAAACAGTACGGAGAACTTGGCATCGAGTTTGACCTCGTACGTGGCAACAAGTATTACAAGATCATCCAACGTAACATCAGACGTAACAGTCTTGGTAGTTACGAAGGCAGTGTTCATGCCTTTGTCCACAGACAATCAGGTGCTGTATTTAAACCAGCATCGTGGAAGGCACCGGCCAAGCATGTACGTTACAACTTGCTTGATGACGTATCATTTGAGACCTGCCTACACAATGCCGACTGGGCCGGATCATATCTTTACATGAAGTAACTCCAATAACCTGGGCATCCACAATTGAGAACGCTTCTCAATAACAGTGGTGTAAGTCCCAGGTTTTACTGTTCATCTATTCAATCCAAACAATGACTGAACTCGATCCCAACTACAACGCTGACTTGCTTGATGCAATGGCTGATCAGTTCGAAGAAGAACAAGAAGCCATGCGTGAATCAATGCAATCACAATGGTCACTCATCGAAGATGACCATGGCAATTTTATTGGCTTTAGTGTACATAACACTGAGGAGTACGATGACCAAGCCTAAGTACACACTACGTCAAGCATGGGATGACGGTGACATCATCGTCATCCTGATTGCGATCATTTCAATCATCATCACGGAGTTTGCATCATGTCTTACATCTCAGAACTCAAGAAGTTCTACCCCAAGTCTTACAAAGCCCGCTTCGCAATCAACGCTTACAACACGCACAAGTATTTCGAACACGAAGACCCAACGGTCGTCACGGTCCACGAAACCTGCCTCAGGTACGGCGGACCAGAAGAAGGAGGTTGGTACTACACCCAAGGGGAACCTCTTGTTAGCCACTGCATCTTCTCCAAGAGGCAAGCGATCCAAACCTACGTCAAGTACTTCGAAGAGTACGAGATCGAAGGGCAGCCGTCTCTTGGAGATACAACAACTCGATCCAATATCGACATTTGTTTCTCCAACAAACTAGCTAAGGCTTACCCTGAATCCCGTCCGTACTACTGCTGATCAATGCAAGCAACTGCAACGCCATCACTTAGTATCAACCAACGCAATCTTTATGCATACTTCTTGAATCACAAGAAGAAGTATGGGAACACACCATGCTTTGTACCTAAGCTTGCGGCGCAAAGCTCCAGGCTTGAGCAATATCTCCAAGCATTGGTGAGACTAGAAGAGTACGGATTGATACGTGTAGACAGAACCAGTGATAACTACACTGGATGGATCATGCTTGCACCTAAGGAAGCGTGACGTAAGTATTTATACTTAATATTGTTTGTTATTCGCAAATAGCGAATACATGCCAATACTTCAGTCATAGCCTCAATTCTGGGCAGCACCTACGTAAGTACGGTGCGTAAGTCCCAGGTTTTACATCAACCTCAACTCCAGATCAACCATGTCCTACCCTGAAATCAACTGGAAGAAGAACGAGTATCAACAACTGCAAGAAGCTTTGGACATACTCAAAGCTGTCATTGAGCGTGAATCAAAGCGTCATCAAATGGATGAACATTTAGTCCCAGGGGACAATGATGTTGTTCAAGAAGCAATCGGCTTGCTTGAAGAGATCATTGACTACGATCCAACACCCAACGAACCTGGTGAACCACCCATGACGATGAATGAAATGCACAGTGCTGCATGGAAAGAACACCAGGAGATGCATCGGTAACAACCAGCTAGGGGGATTAGTACACAAGTACTTCCCCCTCACACTCCCCCGGTGGAGAACCAGGGAATCCTTGGATTTATATAGGACATACTTATGTCCCAGTCCTTGCATCACCTGGTAGACTTACATCGTTAATCAACTCATCTCAACCCATGACTGACAACACTCCTCGCATACCAGACTCTGTGGATATGCAAAGACTTCAAGCTATGCAACTTGTTGCCAAGATGAAGGAATCTGCTGAGAGACATGGCATTGGATTCATTGGTGGATTCATTTCACCTAACGGAGAGAAGTTTGTCATGACCAACATGACAGACGACAATGACATCAATGCATTAATGCCAGAGGATCTTAAGTAATCATGAAGAAATCACACGTAAGTTTTGACAAAACTATCGGAGGATTTAACATTACCGAGCGCGGTGTGCGCTCGTACAGTAAATCAATTAAGCTTGGTCTATTCCAAGTAACACTCAACGCACGTGCGTCTGGCGTTCGTGGTACTATTGGTATCCCCGGCACAGGCGTAAGCCTACCAAACATTAAGCTAATCTAAAGAATCATGACGATTAATCTTGAGCGTTACGAAAAAGAACAGAACCTTATTCTAAAAATAATGAATGCTGTTCACAAAGATCCAGGATGTATTGAAGGTTTCCTCAATATAGTTGTTTGTCTTCTCACCGAAGAAGAATTAGAAGAAGAGATTGATCTCTGGAGTAATTAAAGATCTGGGCATCTGAAAGCAACGCCGCGTCCAGGACCAAGCCGTAGGTGTAAGTCCCAGATCCTGTCCACTACCTCAACTCAACTCATGTCTGCTATTACCGAAAACATCAACTTGTTTGATCGCATTAACCTTGCTGCCTGCGCACGACGCAGAGCAGCAGCAAATGTGTTGGATTCAACACGATTTGAAGGCGAGTACGACACAGCACGTCTGTGGATGAAGTACCGCCTTGTCAAGTATTCCACTTATTCCTACATCGACGAAGACTGATGACAGTACTTGCAATCGAACATACATTATTCACTGACACTCATGTCACAGTTACAGCAGTTGTTGACGACATGCGCCTGCTCTATCGGGCAACTCGCTTTGACCCTGAAGAATGGGCTCCTGCATTGTGTCAGGCAACTATTGAACTGGATCCAGAGGAACCGATTCCTCTTGACGAAGATGGCTTCTGTAGCTATCTTGATGACCTCGATCCTCACTGGCAACTCGTTGACACCTCTGACTACGATTTAGACTCATGATTGGTTTTTCAATTGAGTTCAAGCGTTGGTACTTTGTACTACGTGGTCCTAAGGGTCGAGTGTACTTGGCAACTGGCTTTGCTAAACGCATGCCAGTTATGACACCGACCGGTACATATACCATCGAACAGTACGAAGAACTGTACTAACCAATCGTCCTGGGCATGACGTTAAACTGCCTTTCCAACTACCACACAACACCATGCAATGAAACCTAGGCCACTTCCACCTGTTGACTACTTGCAACAAATGTTTTATCTAGATACAACATCTCCTAGTGGTTTACGTTGGCTTAAAGCGCCAAGTGCTTGGACCAAAGCTAACTCTGTTGCAGGTGTTCAACGTACTAAAGATCATTACTGGCGTGTTCGCTGGAAGTATCAAGGTAAAGCGGTGGATTACATGGCTCATCGAATTGTGTATGCACTACAACATGGCTCCGATCCAGGGGATATGTTTGTAGATCATATACACAATGACAAAGACAACAACAAACCATTGCGATTGGCTACTAAATTACAAAACTCACATAATCGTAACGGTCGCAAAAACACAAGCAGCATTTACAAAGGTGTCTGTTTAATTAAAGCGACTGGTCGATGGCGTGCATCCATTCGTGTTGATAAACAATTCAAACACATTGGTGTGTACGCAACACAAGAAGAAGCAGCCTTGGCTTATAACCAAGCTGCTTTGTTACACTTTGGTGAGTTTGCTCGCCTCAATCAAATCAATTTAACCCAAGACTAATCATGCAATTTGCTTTACCTTCCAACCTTCAAACCGAACTGCTTGCCTACGATCCAACACTGAAAGTGCTGGCTCAAAAAGCTAAGCCCACAACTACTAAGAAGTCTAAGTATCCACTGGGTGACATCCCTCATCTCATCCCACACAACGTGGTGCGTGAGTCAGACCAGCAAGCTGCGATTGATCACATCAACCAGCAAAAAGCACCTGATCGTTACCGTGTGTTTACTACGCCTGTGGATGTAGCAACTCCGCAGGCTCGTCTCAAAGTTATTGCCATACTCTACCATTACGAACAGGTGTGGTACGCAGCATGGCTGCCTCCTAAGCAGCAAGCAAATGAGTATGTGTATGGCCATGCCTACGCATTCAAGAACACAGCGGCTGCTGCTAAGACTGCACCGCATCATATCTGGACCAGCAAAGATAAGTGCATCGAGCACGAAGGTACGCGTGGTGTCCAAATCTTTACTTATTCCATGAACATCACAGAAGAAGATATCAAGACTAAAGATGAATATGGGTTCCGTAGCTACCAGTGGCGTGCATCAAATCTTTATTGCCAGAAAGGTTATCAAATCAGAGACAATGCTGTAGAAGCATTTGAGAAAAGCCTACGTGAAAACATTCCTACGTGGGAAGATTCCCGTGGATTATTCGATCGCATTCGTTGCAAAAATATCTTTGATGTAATTGAACTACCAAGGCAGATGTCTGAGTTCATTGATCCCAAGCATGGCTTTACTGTAGATGCACTTGTTGCAGCAGCAGAAGAGTTTAATGTCAGATCAACAATGACATCTAGTATTTACTGCACATTGACATCTATCGCTCACATCATTGCCAAGCCTGCAATCAAGAAGCTTCTGCAAGCAAATCTTGATCAATGCATAACAAAATACAACGATCCAAATAACCATCACCAGAAACCAATTAAGCAAGCTTGGAATACTTTCCTCCAGGTTATTAATGCTATCGATTGGATTAACAACATCTGGCCTGATTGCCCGCTTGATTATTACCAGACTTATTACAACGAACTTCTTTTTATTAAGCTTCATCAAGTTCGTGTGCGCAGTATTGATGCTAACGAAGATATATTGATTAGTTGGTTGCGTGAGCATATGCCTGTTGCATCACTCTTCAAAATGATGCGTAAACATGTTGAAGAAAACGATACGGCAGACCGCTTGCGCATATGGACAGATTCTGATGTTGGCTATGCGCGTTATTCATTCCCTCATTTGAATGACACATTCTCCATGGCAATCCGTATCCTCAAGCACAAAGGAGAACTAACACCTCCCAAGCGTTGGCGCATCAATGAGTTCCACGACTATGTACAAGCTGAGTCCTGGAAGATCCAGAATCCCAACGAATCATTGCGTCAAGATTTATTCCCTGAACCCATCAGGGTTACACGCAATGGTGAGACCTGGTCATTCTTCCAGCCTGTTGACACACATCAGTTGGCTATGTGGGGTCAGGCCGTACGCAACTGCGTCGGCTCCGCATCACACTATGCCGATGACATCAAGAAGCGTAAGCACTTCATCGTGCTATGCATGATTGATGGTAAGCCCACATTCACCATTCAACTGGTGGTTGACATGGGCCTGATGTCTGTCAAGCAGATCGCTGGTGTCGCTAACCAGCGGCTCACTGAAGAGCAACGTGAAGCTTACACAGAAGCTTTCCGTGAGGTCTTGCAACAACGCGAGAAACAGCTAGCATGTAGCTGAGTCCGCACGGCTTACCAGCCTTAGCCTCGATACTAGGGCTGGTTTCTACCCATGACTGACTACACCGATGACCAACTACTTGCCATGGCCATGGCCAACATTGGTGAGTACATTCATGACAACTCACCGCAGTACATCTTGATTGAAGAAGATCCTCGTAATGAGGATGACTATGATAGCTGGACTTACGGAATGGAAGTCCTACCTCAAGACCACACTTGGCAGCATGCGTCAATTGACGTAAGCGTAAGTCCAAGTGATGCAGACATGGCGGAATAGGTAGACGCAACGGACTTAAAATCCGTAGGCCATTGGCCGTGAGAGTTCAAGTCTCTCTGTCTGTACCAACCCAACCTTAAACAACACTATGCAAATCTTTGCTGCCTTCAAACATCTCATCCCTGAACTGCATGCATTTAGCGATGAAGATCAACGCTACAACCTTGGTGCTACATGGACTGATAAGAATGGTCTCAGGGATTACCATAACATTGAGCTGCGTTATCAGTACAACTCCGAGAAGCTTGCCATCGAACAAGGTCAGCCGCAACCCGATGGGTCATGGCAGTACATCGAGCCTTGTGGTCGGGTACACACCATGAGTGCTGATCGTGCCAGGGCATTTATGGAACAGACACAAGCTCATGCCACGCTTATGGTCAACATGCTGGATCGCCTCAAGGAGTCCGGCCTGTTGGACCAGGTGGTAGACACTGAAGCCCAAGCAGCCTAAACTGCTAGCGGAATGTTCGGCCCCTGCGCAAGCAGGGGTCTTTCTCTATGACAGAAACTCAATCCATTGATCTTGATCTTGTTGACAAAACCATTGCACTCATACCAGAACAAGCTTGGACTCATGTGAGACAGGTGATTGTTACAGCTTTAGTTGATAACATGCCTGGCTCTGTAATCGAGCGGCTGACGGGTAGCTATGATGACTTCGATCAAGCAGAGCAATGTCTATTTGATTTCTACCAACTCCCTGACAAACAACATGAATTGATCATTGATGCATTCAAAATTATGGGTGCAATCAATTGTCTTGAACTACTTAACTCAGCAGAACTTCAACGTTTTATTGAAGAATGAAATGTCGTTCATGCAACAGCAAGAACACACGCGTCACTTCAACAGATCAACGTGCTAATGATGTAATCAAACGCTATTGCAGATGTCTTGATTGTGGCTGCAAGTTTCGTACTGTTGAACGGTACGAGGTATCAAAACCAGTCATGCCTTTGGACTTCACTCCACTACGTGGATGTGAAAGCCCCAACTCAACACTGACTGTTAATGATGTCTTAACGATTCGTCGGTTACATCAAGATGGATTAAGCAATGGACAACTAGCAATACGGTTCAAACAGAATCGTAGTACTATCTCAAGGATCATCAATTACAAAACCTACTGCAACATCAAATGACAAACAAGCCTCAATACCGTTACGCCATTGGTGATCGCGTAGCAGAACGTCCTAAGACCCATGGCATCTACACGCGGCATGCTGATGTTCGTCAACGTATAGCTCAATACCGCAAGCAGCGGTATGGCACAGTAGTTGACATCAAGACCAAGCTACTCAACAGTAATCGCAAGATGAAAGTTCTTGTGATCCAGTGGGATAATCTCAAGACACCTACTGAACATGCCAAGATGCGTATCTGCCCTATATCAGAACTTGATAAGCTATCAATGAACACCTTGGTACCAGGAGAATGACGCCATTGGAACGTTCGCAGTACTTTATAGCATCACTGCTAATTGCATCAATATTTACACTATTGTTTTTTGGAATCTTTATGACAGAAGACTCAAAACCTCAACCTAAGTTTCAAGTGGTTGACAAGTATGAAAACTGTGATGTGATCAGATACACTGACACAACACAACGTTGGCATTACCTTTTTAAGTGCTCATGAATGTACAACTTGTTTGGGCAACGCCCAATGCAGAGGAGATGATCACGCGCATGGCACGCGTCTCTGCACCAAAGAACCAAGACAACATGGACACTGCGCCCAAGTTGTTGCGTTATCTGATTAAGCATCAGCACTGGTCGCCGTACGAGATGGCCAACATGTGTGTTGAAATCAACACAACACGTGCAATCTCACCACAGATCCTTAGGCATCGCTCCTTCTCGTTCCAGGAATTCAGTCAGCGTTATGCTGATGTCTCTGATGTAGGCAGCATTACTCTGCCGCATCTGCGTAGTCAAGACTACAAGAACAGACAGAACTCCAACGATGATTTAAAAGAACGCTTGGGCGGTGAGAAGCTTGCTCACTACTACAGACGGATGTCTACAATCTTGGAAGATTCCAAGCATCTGTACCAAGAGATGATCAGCGAGGGCATTGCAAAAGAGTCAGCGCGTTTTGTGTTGCCTCTTGCTGCACCCACCCGTCTTTACATGAACGGAACCTTGCGTTCATTCATCCATTACCTACAAGTTCGTTGTGACCCAAGTACCCAACTCGAACACAGAGAAATTGCAGAAGCAATCAAAAGAATCTTCTGCAAAGAATTCCCCATCATCGGAGAAGCAGCCTTTGCAGAAAACTGATGAATTAAATAAGTGGCGATCAGAAGGTCGCGGCGCTTTGTTTTTTTAATTCAGTGGTGGCATGCTTGGACTCCACATCCTTGCGTGCCAGCTTTTTCCGTTTGTCCACCAGGTAGACGATCAGTGCCTTGTTCATTTGATTTGTCCTCCAGTGACGTAAGGAAAGTAGCAAATGTTACGGTAGGTCAGGCAAAGCCATGGACGGTGTGCTAAGTTCCACCATGCTCTGTCCTTTTTGGCCTGATCCTCTTGGTTGTATTTGCAACCACGATACGTTAACGTCATGAGTTCTGTATCTATTGATACGGAAAGTATATGACGATTGATGTATATGATGTCGTTCACCATGTAACACAACACCATGAACATGCTTGCCTCTTTTAAAATCCCTGTGACTTTTTGTTTAAGCTTTGAACAACAACAAGAAGCTCGAAAAGCAATCAATACTTATTACCTCGGCGAAGCTGAGTGTAATTACTTAGATCTAGAAACCATGGAATATCTTCCAAAGCATCCTGAAAAAGAAACGCAAGAGTTTAAAAACGCTAGCAGGAACGTATCTACTGAATGGATTGAGTATGTAACTGTTGGACTTGATCAAAACGGGTGTTTGTCTATCATCTGAAATGAAAGGATTTAGTTTAACTCAACAACAAACAAAGACAGCTTCCTATTGGGTTGCCTCCTACACCAAAGACAATGAAGACGAACCGCTTGGCATTCACAAAAAAGTCTTGTCTTATAGGCCAGGGCAAGACAAAGAACTCTTGATGATTCGTTATTGTAATTCAATCATGAAGATCAACCAAAACATATGGGAGATCCTGGTCCACCAAGGACCAGATGATACCCCAGACTCTGGTGACCAAATTGTTTTGCGTTTATCCAGAGAAAAGTTCAAGGGCTCTGCTCAAGTAGAGTAATCCCGATCGGGAAGATGGACCTGAGCACGTCCTTAAACTACTCATTAGTTTTTCTTATTATTCAGCTCAACTCAACACCATGAAACTCCTCAAGTTTTCCACCGGCAACGGCAAGCTCAAGAACCGCCTTATCTTCAATCTGCCTGCTGGGTACGCATGCCCTCATGCTGGTGTATGCAAGACTTTTGCTGACCGCACCACAGGTCAGATCACTGACTTGCCTCAGTACACAGGCGTGACGGCAACACAGGACTACCGTTGCTTTGCTGCCATGGCGGAGACACGTCCCACCGTACGGGAAGCACGCTGGCACAACTGGGATCTACTACGTGAAACCATTCACATGAATGGGAACCAGGCTATGCTATTGCGTGATCTGATTGACCTATCGCTCTTGATGCAGCCTGCCAAAGATCTGATTCGCATCCATGAGTCTGGTGATTTCTGGACCGAGAACTACATGAAGGCTTGGATCATGGTTGCCCAAGGTCGGCCGCAACAAAAGTTCTATGCCTATACCAAGTCTCTTGGTATGTGGTACAACTTGCGCGACATGATTCCTGGCAACTTTTATCTCACTGCATCGCACGGTGGTACGCTTGACTACTTGATCGACAAGTATCCTGAGGTGTACCGGCGGGTTGCTCATGTGGTATACACAGAAGAGGAAGCAGCAGATCGTGGGCTATCCATTGACCATGACGACAGCCATTGTTTGGGAGACAAACCGTTTGCACTCCTAGTCCATGGATCCCAACGTGCTGGGTCCGATGCCATGGCTGCTATCACACAACGCAAGAAAGAAGGCAAGTTTGTAGGGTATAGCAAGAAGAATCAGAAATGATTCCGTAGGTACTTGCGGATCAGGTGAAATCAGATATCATCGATCTGTCTTTCATCTGATCCATGTCTTACGTCATTGCTTGTATGCGGTGGGGTGTACCACACGCCATTACAGCCAACAAAGAATCCAATAAGTTTGAGTTGATTCCACTAGACTCTGAAGTAGCTTTAAACAAGATCTTCTCTCATCCCTACAGGGCAGGAGCACAGCAGATCTTGACGTGGATCAACAGTAATGACGAAGACCTTGCCTGTAAAGAACTCCAAGTTTCAGATGAAGCCCAATTCCGTAAGTGAAAAGTTTTATGTCTTTGACTTGGAGTCCGATGGTCTCTATGACAAGGTTACTAAGATTCACTGCATTGTTATCTATGACATCACCGGCCAACAGACTTTTAGTTATGGGCCTGATCGCATTGCTGCTGCTATTGATCATCTGGCAACCGCTGATGTTTTAATAGGCCACAACATTCTTTTCTATGACCTACCTGTTTTACAAAAGCTGCATTCATTTGATTGCAAATCACGCATCATTGACACACTCATTTGCACACGATTGATTTGGCCTAAGGAAAAACTCTATGAACTTGACACGGAACAATATCCGCAGGTTCCAGCGAACCAGCGAGGTGCCGCATCACTTAAGACCTGGGGATGGAGATTGGCCGATCATAAGATCGACTTCAAAGACTTCTCCGAATATTCTCAGGAGATGTTGGACTACTGCATCCAGGACGTTGCGGTCACAACGAAACTCTGGGAACATATCGCCAGGCAGAACTATCCAGAGCCAGCACTCAAGCTTGAACATGAGTTTGCTTTGGCGATTAACAGACAAATTAGAGCAGGTGTTCCTTTTGATGTGGATGCAGCTCTTGATCTTGTGGATGATCTCCGAGCAAAAGAAGCAGAACTTGAGCCACAGCTAAAGGAAATCTTTCCACCAATCAAGCACAGCACATGGTTTACGCCCAAGGTCAATAACGCCAAACGTGGTTACGTCAAAGGAGTTCCGTTTGAAAAAGTACGATACGAAGAATTCAATCCTGGATCTCGTGACCAAATTGCTGATCGACTCAAGAGCAAGTATGGATGGCAACCAGAAAAATTTACTGCGAAAGGAAATCCAGTCGTTGATGATGAAGTGCTAGAGCAGTTGCCTTATCCAGAGGCAAAAGCTTTAGCAGAATACATGCTTGTCAAGAAACGTCTTGGTCAGATCACTAATGGAAACAACGCTTGGCTTAAGTTGGTTAATCATGACAGCGGTCGCATGCACGGTGACGTTGTTACTAACGGCTGCATCACTGGTCGCTGTTCTCACAGGTACCCAAATATGGGTCAAGTGCCGGCAGGTTATTCGCCATACGGTAAAGAATGTCGTCAATTATTTCATGCGCCACAAGGATGGGACATGATTGGTATTGATGCCAAAGCATTGGAGTTGCGTTGTCTTGCGGGATATCTTGCCTATTGGGACCAAGGGGAATATGCACGTGTGGTTACGAATCCTGAGATTGATATTCATGTCTACAACCAAGAAAGGTTTGGTGTGGCAACACGGGACATTAGCAAGCGTTTGCTTTATGCTGTACTATATGGCGCTGGTCATTTAAAGGCTGGTAGCATTATCAGCCCGAATGAAAAAGATGAAGAAGTTCTGCGTAAACTAGGAAGAACTGCAATTAATTCATTCATGAATGGGGTGCCAGCCCTTAAATCTCTCAAGGAAAAGATTGATGAAAACATTGGATCCAGGGGTTATCTCATTGGTCTTGATCGTCGTATTTTATATTGTCGCTCAGCGTTCAAAGGACTGAATGTCCTGTTGCAATCAGCAGGTGCAATCCTGATGAAGCAAGTGGTTATTAACATTCATAACAACATTGAACAAAACCTTGGCTTGACCCACGGCAAAGACTGGGAGCAGGTCTTGATGGTGCACGATGAAGTACAGCTTGTCTGTAATCCTCGATACACAGAACGCATCCGCGATCAAGCCATGGCAGCTTTCCCGCAAGCTCAGAAATTCTTTGGATTTCAATGCGAAATTGAAGGCGACTCTCGTGTAGGATCCTCATGGGCTGAAACCCACTAAACACCATGGATTCTTTTCAATACGATTTGTTTGGCGGTACGCCGCCTCATGTGCGAGAAAGCAGCACGTCCCAAGAGGCAGCCGAGAGCATTGCTCCAAAAATCAATAATCTACAAAAACGAATTATCAATGTTTTACGTGAAGCTCCTAATGGTTTAACTCGTGATGAAATAGAAGTAATCACTGGTATGCCACATACAACAAGCTCAGCACGTGTTAGGGAACTATTTCTTAAGGGAGTATTAGAAACACGTATTGATCCTGTTACAGCAAAAAACTATCGCCGTCCTACACGCAGCGGAAAACAAGCAGAAGTTTGTTTTTTGGTTGAGTGAATCCATCTCCTAATTTGGAAAAAATTAGGAGATGATTAGGAGTTCGTCCTAAGCATGACGTTAAACTGCTTTAACACAATCCTTTTGATCCAATGAATTACGTTGATGTTTGCGCAATCCTGAACGAGAACCCTCGTCAGGTATACACCAGCTCAACCACATTTAACTACTGCGCTGAAGTAACTCTTCCGCCGGTTGGCAACAAAGCTCCCACAGTTCTTGTCCTCAATGTTTACGGGAAAACCGGAGATGCTTTCCGATCCCTCAGCAAAGGAAACCGCATCTACATTCACGGCTCCAAGCTACGGTTTGATCTCGAATCAAAGACGTACTCGCTCAATGGAGGAGTTGTTGCTCAAGTTACTGAAGCATTCCCTGTCTTCAACGACGTCATCTTGACGGGTCGTTGCATCAAAGACATTGATCAAACAGATGCACGCGCCTTTAAGACAACTGCAGATGGTTTGATGATTGCCAATCAAACACTCTCGGTAAACACTGGGCGCAACCAAGCTGATCTCTTTAACTTCTACGCAATTAACACGGCACAAGATAAGTTCAATCAAGCTGAGCTTCTTGTGAACATGACTCGTAAAGGCACTGGTCTTACTATTCGTGCCAGGATTGTGACGGATGCCTGGACAGATAAAGAAACCAACCAGCGCCGTAGCGTCACCAAGCTCCAGCTTGTGCAGATGACACTGGCTCCCAAAACGAGTGAGTCTCAAGCAAAACAAGTGACATCCCAAACAACTGTGGCATCCACAGAGAATGTTGCTAGCCTATGGGGTGGCAAGACCGTTGAGGAGTCCAGCGATCCCTGGAATGCAGGCCCCAATACTGGTCTGCCTGATCTCCCCGGTCAATACGGCAACGCGCCTGAATTCAACGACGAAGTTCCATTCTGATGTCAACTCAACCCGAAGATCAGTTTACTCTTCTCTATGAGGATGGTAAACGAAAGGTGCTGCATGAGTTCCAGTGCATTGGCACTGATGAAATTGTTGATGAGTTCATTAATTTCATGCGTGGTGTTGGTCATCTTGAGCTGAACATCATTGAGCGAATGTACGAAATCTCAAAGCAGTATCTTGCTTTGTATCAGGGGGAGCCAGCTATTCAGTTGCCTCTCCAGCAAGATGACCTTGCGGAAGTAGCGTAACTTCCCGTCCTCTGGTACGACGTTAAACTGCCTGTCCTTGACTACGAAACAACCATGACTGCCTCAATGGCTACTAAGAAAACCTCTGCACTTGCAACACGTGGGCTGGATTCTTTCAAACTTTTTCAAGATAAAAAGTTTGTGTCCGGATACCAGAATCTCGTCACAATTCAACCTCTCAACAAGTCCAAGATCCGAGGTTGGTTCGTGCGGAAGTCAGACCTTGACACTTGTGGATGGAACGCCACTGAAGATCAATTTGCTAAGGGTTCAGTTATCTGGAACTACAAGCAAACTTTTGGTATGGCTCCCAACACTTCAATTGAAGAAGGACTCAATTTCACTGAGCCTCGCTTGCAAATCCTTTTACGTTCTCCCCTCATGGTTGAGGAAACCACAGGGATGAGGCAGACGATTGGAACCTTTGAGGATCCAGATGTCAAGGCCGCTTTTGATAACGACAAGCTGGCCGCTGATCTTGCCAACAGTAAAGGCGAGATGTACAAGCGTAAGTACAGCGTACGCACCAAGTATCTTGTCTATGTCTTGACCGAAGACAACAAGCGTGCTCACAAGATCCCCATGGTGCTTACACTCAAGGGTCTTAACGGCACTGACGTCAGCGACAAAGTCAAGCTGTACGAAAAAGAAATGTCTAAGTGCCTGAGCAAAGCACTGGACTCCGAAGTACCCTTGGCATTTAACGAGAAGTTTTATGCTACTACGGTGTTTGTACCCGTGCTTGCCAACGAAATGCGTGGCGCCAACAACGTAGAGATCTGTGCAATCGAATCGTTTGAGATTCCTGATTACAGTTCTCAAGATGAAGCGATTACTTCGCTTAATCGCCTCAGCATCCCTGATGAGGATCGTGAATCAACCTGGAAGTACCAGGACATGTTCAGTGATTACATCAATCAACATGCACGTCAAGATGCACAAAAGCTTGGCGGTGCATACGGAATCAAAGAAGGAGTTGAGATCCTTCCTGTCTCTCGGACCATGGACACAGTTGATGTGAAGGCATTGCCTGCCCGTGATCCCCTGACTGGTGAGGATGACAGCCTCTGATTAGTCTTTGATAGCTGGGAGCTTGTGTGAGTAATTCTCTTGCATAAGCTCCATAGCATCAGCTACTAATCCTTTGATTGCAATTTGACGTTGCGTGGCAATCTTGGTTAACAAGGTTGCCATTTCCTTTAGCTCACTCATAGAACTGCAGTCATTGATGCTACGTATCATCTTTTCTTGCCAGAACATATCCTCTGGCGACATTTCAAATTTCAACATGTTATTTAATTGACTGAATTTATTCTACGTCTCCATTTAAACTTGACTTGATTCCACTGAATGTGTTAAGGATTACAAAATGAAACCTGAAGACAAAGCTGCGCTTAAAGTCGGTGCTGCCACTGCTCTTGTCGTTGGCACTATTGCGTTTTGCATACCAAACCCCGCTGCCTGGGGTGCAGTGCTCTGGGGATCGTATAAGATGGGCAAGCAGGCCAGGGATCGAGAGATCGAGCGGCAAGCCAAGCGGTACCGATCAACTGATCAGGATCACTGCATCTAACATCGCACCATTCCAATCATGACAACTCAACTTCAACAACAAGAACTTAATGCTGCTCAGTCTCTGATCTACACACGGACTAACATCGGTCGTGCGTTCCAGGATTTTGATGACACCGAAATTGCTGGCATTTATCTGCGAGATGACAATTGTCTCGTGGTGCGTCGTGATGGTACTGAGCAGACTTACCCACGGGAGCTGATTAAGCTAGCCTTTACTAACTACACCAACCGTCTCAAAGATTTCTTTTCTTACCTTGGTCCTAATTATCGTGGCCCTAGTGTATGGCACAACAATGCTTACATTATGTTTAAGGGCTGGAACTACACACACGCACTCGGACACCTGACTTCCAATGCAAAACTACAAGCTCACTGGGCAGACAAATTTATACACGTATCAGACTCCGGTAAGCTCACCGCCATCCTTCAATCTGACCAAACGGACATTGGCTATTTGGTTGCGCCGGACGGGATGCGGCTTGCGGATCGGCCGATTGATATGGACTCTGAGCTGGACAGTGGCGCCAAACAAGACGCAATGTTTGGCAAGCCTACGTGCTCATGTGGGTCGTTTCAACGTCAGCTCAGTAACCTATCTTTTTTCCAAGAAGAAATCGAGGGATTTAGACCATGGTGCATCCACCTGAGCTGGTTCAACAAGTATCGTGAACTCCTCTGCAAGCGCACAGATGCACGTAACGCCAGCCCCAGTGGCACACCTGAGAAGTGTGTGGCATGGTTCTATGCACCACCCAAGGATGCAATTAGCGATGGACGCTTTGTTTTGTTGTATACCAATCAAGGAGCACAAGCTCCGCTAAGTCATTGGCGGAACTACAAACCTAACGAAGTGTTCACGCAGCACCATGCATGGGACTTGTTCTTCAATATGATGGATGCGTCCTATGTTCCGTTCCCTGGCATTGCTTTGCCTCAGCTTAAAGCTGCAATCAAAAAATGACACAACAACATCTCATCACCCCACCGCCGGAGCTAGTGCAAGAGTGGCGAGAAGCGCCCGAGTTTTCCGCGCTATCTCCGTGTGTAATAGTCACTGTCACTACTACCAAGCTACAGGACATTGCTACCCAAGGCGCCCGCTGGGGCGCCGACCAGGAGCTGGAGGCGTGCTGTGAGTGGTTACAGGATCCTGATCTGAATGTGGACACCTACAAACTCCGCGCCGCCCGCCGTCCCAAACCGCCGAGCTTAAAAGAGCAGGCTATGCAAGTGCTTCTCAAAGCCGGCTTTACATTGGACGGACACATGGAGCTTGAGCCTGAAGACATCGACATCATCCATCGCGCACTTGAGCAGCTCAATGACTGACTTTCTAAATCTCAAGATTTCTCAAAAGCAGGTCGTCTGCCCCAAGCACGGCACGCACAAGCACTACATCAGCAGCGACATCGAAGGCCACGAAGGCAATTGGTGCATGTTGTGTTGGCTTGAAACCCTTGGCCCATCACTGCCGCTTGTAGAGGAGCAGCTTGATGACCGATGACATTCTTGAGTACGCACGTCAACTTGTTGCAAATCAACCCATGAAACCTCCCGAACATTACAGTTATCATCTTGATATTCCCAATGATTTACATTGGGAATTAGTCAAGCTTGGCGCTGAACTTAAGATGGACTACGAAGTCTATGCAGAAGAAGTTCTTAAGATGCATGCAGAAGATGCAATCAGCAGACGCATTACAGCCAAGGCATTCAATGATCCAAGTTGGATATCCAAATTGAATTTGGAATGTATTGAAGAAGAAAATGGAACTATGACCATTCACATTGAATGGGATGAAAAAGATCCTGATCTTCAATACTGGACCAACCTTGGTCAGAAAGGTCAAGAAAACTTTATCTTGACTGCGCTACGCTCAGCTTGTGAATCTGTTTTATCCGATCATGGCAATTGACACCTACGGTCTCAGTACTGAACAGTACACCGAATTCTTTCAGAAGAATCTTCGGCTTGCTGCCAAGCTTTATCTTGATACTTGTAACATCATGAGCAGCGAAGGGGTCGGTAATGCAGACTTCAAGACTGTCTTGGATCTGTATCAAGAAGCTATGTATGCCGCTAACGATGATTGTCGGCGGTATCAAAAGAACAACAACCCTGAAGTCTTGAAAGAGAATGATGTCTATGGCATTGTTCCTTCTCACCAAGAAATCATCGAGGCTGTTGAAACCTTGATGAAATACACCGAAGCTCTTGATGCCAAGCTCCAAGCGCTGACCGACTATGTCAGTAATCTGGTTACGGTTACCACGGCAGGCCTCGAGGGGATTGCCACTACCCTCGATGACAAGGTAGACTGAGCGGGCACAAACCCTGCAGGGTCGCCGTCCTGGTCATGACGTAAAACTGACCCCACACCAACTCAGCTCAGTCATGTTTGAATCTTTGTTTGCCGCCGTACTGCCGGTGTTAAAAGACATTTTGTGGGCAGCGGCCGGAGCGCTGCTGACCTATGCACTCAACAAATTCCAATCTCAATTCAACTGAGTCATGTCCCAAATTACCCAGGCTAAACTCAAAGACTTATCTGTTATCAAACTCTACGAGCATTATGCTGCTCTCGAAAAGTCTCTGCCTCTTCTCACTCCTGAGTCCCAAGAACTGGCTAAAGCAGAGCTTGAATCTTGCGCCGACTTACGGTCAGAAAAAATTGATCGTATCTATTACGCCATGGCGGCGCATGAAGACGCCCTTGAACGCATCAAGAAAGAAGGTGATCTCATTACGCAGGCCAAGCGTCACCACGAATCCCAACTGCGGTCGCTCAAAGGTTTGCTAAATTATTTGCGTCGTGTCCTTCCACAAGACACGAACAAAATCACCGGCCGCAATTACCAGTTCACCCTTGTTAAAAAGAAAGAACTCACCGTCGAAGTCTCCACGGACCCGGAGTTTTGGCACTCTAAAGAAAGAGAACTTTATTGCGTTACAGAAGAAGTCACCACAACCAAACGAGTTGTGTTACGTTCAATGTCAGGAGATATCCTTGACGAAAGGATTGAACCCAAAACAACCACTAAAGTCCTCCCTAACCTCGATGCCATACGCAGCGCCTATCAAGAAGGTCAACAACTCCCAAGCGGAGTCAAAGTCCTCCAGGAATACTCCGTCCGTTCCAAGCGAATCTTCTCAGAACCAAAACTGGACTTGGTATCATCCGAGTATCCAGGAGAGTTTTTACCAGAAGATTCCAGCGCCGACTGATGGTGAAGACGCTCGTATCAAAATGAGCTGTCATGACCATGCCATTAAAGACTTTGATCTCCAACTGGAGATGAATGGTTTGCAAATGGAAATGCTCATGGAAGACGGTAAGGTACTGGACTATCACATGAGTGAGTATGAGGACCTTGAACAAAAGAAACTCAAGCTTCTAGTCGGCAAACGGTTTCACCAGAATGCAGCTAATGCCTATTGGTATTGGACGCAACGGGAAAAAACTGGTAAATAAACTGCAATACAATAAGTAAAGCAGTAGGAGTCTCATGGGCGGTGATCCCGTTTTAAACAAATTAATTGCTGGGTTCACCCAAGATGGGACTCCTTTATCAGCAACTATTGGTTCCAAGATGGAGCATGGTGTTGTCATCTTGACAGCAGCCATGCTTGCCAATGAAAATCTTGCATCATCTATGGATGCAGAAGAAATGGTAGATGCTGCAATCAATTATTACAACTTGATTCAAAAACGTCTTGGATATTACCAAGAGCATCAGGCACATTCTCTTGAGCGTTTGTTAGGTAGCTAATTACTGCTACAGTAATTGCACCCTTACAGCAAGGAATGGAACCCGTTTACGTACCAAAGCTCACCGTATCTTTTGCGGTTGATCTCGAGGTGGAATACAATTCCTTTGGTGGCAAAACTGCAGATGAAATTGCAGAGGCCATCCAAGACGACCTGGATGATCTATTATTTGAACTCGGTCACGTGACCGGTGTCTGCACCTCCTGTACCTCCATCGAATTCAATGACTGACGACCTTGCTATCAGGCTTAGAACTGCTGGTGCATTCGATACGCCCTGGCTTAAAGAGCAGCTACGTAGCTGGGACGTAACTGCTGAACAAAAGAAAGCTGACTTCATGGAGCACATGTACAAGTGTTCAGGCCGCACCAATGGTCTTTATACTGGTCTGTGGCAAAACTTTTGCATCCGTGAGGCCGGTCCTATCATGCGTGAGCGGTACTTTGAAATGGTAGAGGCCGTCCGCCTTTATGAAGAAGGACTGCTCGAACCTGTTTCTTAAGGTTTACAATGAACTGACTTGTTGTTAGGGCGTGCCACCATAGTGGTGCGTCCCTTTTACTTATGGACAGTACACAAGAACCTATTGAAGCCATATCAAAATGGCAAGAGTGGTATCGCAGTCACCGCGTAATCGCTGAAATTGATGCGCCTATGGCTACCAAAGATTCCAAGGAGCAACTGCATGACACAAGCAATGCGACAACTACCTTGGAAGGCAGCAACAATCTACTAACTGACTACTGTACAGCCATGTCTTTCCAAAAAGCAAAAGAGTATTTTGCTGATACTATTGCTGAATTTACCAATGAGCTGTCCGGCAAAGAACTCTACAAAGCTTTCTATGCCGCTGCCATGGACAATATGGATTGCGTAGAAAAAGAGTACAACAAAGCTAAACAACTCGTTGACATGCTGCGTTACAACAATGTCGCGCCTTAAAGATCCCGACTACCCGACTTGGGTATGTGACACTTGTGGCCAAGACTATGGCACCTGGTACAAAAAAGGTTCTTACATCGGACCTCCGCATTACTATGCCACTTATCACCAGGGGACTTGTGGTGTTTGTGGGGCAGAAAACATACCTGTCACTGAGCCAAGAGACTATGGCCATCTAACTGGTGAATGGAGGGCTGCGATAATAAAGAGACGTAAGCCTAAGTCTGATGCCGGTCTATAGAGAATCAGGTGCTTCTACTCTGTATGAAGTTGTAAAAGTACAGACTTGCAGTGGTCAACCCCTTGAGGTAACTACTGCAAGTGGTAGTACTGTTTATGTTCAACCTGCAGGAATGGCTGGTGATGCCTTTGGAAGGACACGTGTATCAGCACCTCTGACTCTATTTGATTCGAGTCATCGTTATAACGACAATGGTTTATGGGCAACCTCTAGTGGTGCTGGTGGTACGTTTGCATTCAACGCAAACCAAGGTCTTGTTGATCTCAATGTAACCACTACATCTGGTTCTGAAATCATCAGGGAAACTACCAAGGTCTGTTCATATCAACCAGGTAAATCCTTGTTGTTTATGTCAACCTTTGTAATGAATGCTCCAAAGGCTAACCTGCGGCAACGTGTTGGTTACTATGGTGCTTCTAATGGTTTGTATCTAGAGGTTAGTGGTACCACGGGACCTGCTCTTGTTGAACGTAGTTCTGTAACCGGAAGTGTTACTGAGACACGTGTACTGCAAACCAACTGGAACATTGACAAACTAGATGGTAATGGACCCTCAGGTTTTACGCTTGATCTTACCAAGGCTCAAATCCTTTGGTTTGATATTGAATGGCTTGGCCTTGGTACCGTACGTGCAGGGTTTGTAATCAATGGTGCATTCATTCACTGCCATTCATTCCATCACGCCAACCTAATTGCATCCACTTATATAACAACGGCATCTTTGCCGTTGCGTTATGAAATTACTAATGTAGGTACTACGGCAAGCAGCAGTACATTAAAGCAAGTTTGTTCGACAGTCCTATCGGAAGGTGGGTACGAACTGCGTGGAGCACAGTCTGCCATTGGTACTCCGATTGCATCACCACGTGATCTAACAGATATCTCCACGGAGTACCCTGTTATTTCTATCCGTCTTAAATCAACTCGTCTTGATGCAATTGTTATCTTGACCGCCTTATCAATCATGGGTATTACTAACAATGCGAATTACAACTGGAAAGTAATTACCGGTGGTACAACCACAGGTGGGTCATGGGATACTACTGGAGCAACTTCTTCGGTGGAATACAACATCACTGGTACGTCCTTTGCCATGGGAACAGGGCGTGTGTTAGCAAGCGGTTTTGCCACTGGTTCTAACCAAGGTTCAACCGTTGTTGACATTCTGAAAGAAGCTTTGTTTTCTTTTCAGTTAGAACGCAATGGTCTTACCAGTACTGCCACAGAATTGACATTAGTATGTAGCAGTGCCCAGGCTGGTTCTGATGTTCTTTCTTCCATGGACTGGGAAGAAATTAGCCGCTGATAAACTAGAACTATTGATTAAAAGCTATGTATACCCCTGGTCCTCAAACGCAACAACCACCCCAGATGGGGGTGGAACCACTCAATACTGGGGTGGCTCCAGAGCCTCAAGCAAAACCCAAGGCTCCCGGTAAATCAAAGAATGGTGATGTCGGGGCCTTCATCCAGCAGTGTATTTCCCTCTGCTCCTATCTCAAGGAACTTCAAACACAATCCCATCTCATTCACCTGAACTACGAGGGGCCTAACTTCCTCGGGGTGCATGCATTCCTTAAAGACCAATACGAAGCTCATCTGGAACAGTTTGATACGTTAGGTGAATTCATTCGCAGCATGGACTACTTGCTCCCTACTTGTAGTCGTGGTTTAGCTGAAGCTGGTATGCAGTTTAATCATTGTGCCAGCTACAAAGGAACAGAGATGCTTGCAGTGTACTATAAAAACCTTGAAGAACTAGGCATGAAGACCAAGAAGCTGGAGCCGATTGCTGCCAAGGTGGGTGCTATTGATATTCAGAACTACATGGCTGAACTCTGTGGTCAAGCCTTCAAGGCTGCTTGGCAAATTAAAGCTACGTTGCGGAATGGTTGATGTCTGAACCAGTTAAAAATCTCCAACAAAAACTAGATAACTTTTTAACAAATTATCTTCGCAAGACAACAACTGATCAAGAGATTCTTGATTTTTACGGTGAAGGGAACGTTGTTGGGCGCAAAGGAATTCCTGCAAATGACAAAGAATTATTAGATGCTGTCGAAGCTGCAAATAAACTTACAACGTCTTCTTTAAGGCCATTGCTTGATCGTCCTAATTTTGCTGTTGGTGGTATTGATCAATCAATAGGATATGACTATAAAACAACAAACATGCCGGGTGTTATTAACCCTGCCACAGGACAACCTTGGCAAATGACTTTTGGTGTTTTACCCAAAGACTTTGGATCTGGTAGTTTAACGCCTGCTGCAAGACAATTTCTTCTTGATTTTAGGGTTCCAAAAAACGCAGGAAATGATTATAGTTTCGCAACAGGACCTAATATACAAGATCGTATTAATTACGAAACAAACTATGAAATCAGAAACGATCCTTACTATGGAAAACAACCGGAAAGACTACAAGAAAAATTAGATAAAATACAAAATCAATCTGACTATATCGGAGATTATAGTGGTAACCCTCAAACACCAAGAACATGGCAAGAACGCGGCTACATTACGGATAAACCTGCAAACTTTAAACAAGAAGTACTAGAAAATTTCAAAAATAAAATTTTTGAAACGCAAGGTCCTTTTGGTGGTGTGTCTACGCTTACACCTGTACCAGAAAAAAACGCAAGAAATCCTAACTGGCGGGCAGATCTTTATCAAACAGAAGGTTTAGCGGGACCTTTAAGCAATCAAGGATATAACACTGGCTATGGATTTGAATCAAAAGGTGTTCAACGTTTTACTACTGGTTCAGAACGGTTACTTCCTCTTCAACCATATACGGAATTTTATCAACTTGACCCAACACCAGCAAGCGCACTTGCTACAAAACCAGCCGAAGACTTTACTCCTTTCCAAAAAGCTATTGGCACAAGAAATTATTTAATTGGTCGTAATGTATTAGCAGGACGCGGATCACTTGGTGCTCCAGTAAGAGTTGTGCGTGCTGCCCCACAAGTTGCAGTTTCCTCTGTTAAACCAGCATCTAAAGCATTGCTATTAGATGCTGGAATTAATTATGCATTAGGCGCATCACCTCAAGAAGCTGTTGTAACGGCTGTTACTGATCCAATTAGCGCGGAAAACTTAGGTGGTGCTCCTACAGCAGCAATCGAACGCCTTGGTCCCAGGGGGGAATTTGTTGATACAAGAAGCAATACAGTTCTTAATCCACAAGGACGGTATACAAATCAAGGTATTGCATATAAAAATGGTAAACCTGTAATTGTACCGCGAGGCTCTGTGGCTGGTGAAGGTAACTTTGCAACACAAGCACAAGCTGTTTTAGGTAATGCAATAAATACCTGGAAAAAACGGCTTGGTGCTTTAGGAATGTTTGGTCGTTAACTAACCCAGTGCTCAAGCCTATGGCAGTTGCAACATAGTGGAATACACTTACTAATCTCATCCTCTACCCTGCTCCAGGCATAACCATGGTTTACCATGCTGGAGACATTGTTATCCTTGTCTCCAACGTGGTGGAACTCAAGGACACGATGATCATCCAGCCCACACTTCTCGCACTGCAAAGTCTGCTTGTACTCCAGCAGCTTCTTTCTATTCTTATCAATACGTTTCTTGGCGTCAGCCCAAGCCATTCATAAATTTTATTCGTGTAATTAATATAAGGCGTTTATTGATGTTTGTTATATCGAGATGACAGGGATCGAACCTGTGACCCTCTGCTCCCAAAGCAGATGCGCTACCGCTGCGCTACATCTCGGTATTAGGGCGAGGATGTCCGCCTACGTTCACCGACCATCGCTAGGGCTGTGTTACCACAAACTTAACGGTGAATCTACGATGCGGCCGAGGGGATCCTTCGTTTAATACAACGTTCCTTGTTGTACCCTTTAAATTAGGGCGCTGACCTAAACCTTACGGTTGGCTGTCCGAAGCCGGAGGCGTCAGTCTTTTACACCAAAGCATGCACCATGCTTGGACCCTTAATTAGATGGATGCAGTGTGACTGGCGTACCGACAATCGGGCTGTGAGTTAACCAGGCGTATCCAAGCAGGGACTGCACCTCTATCTTGGGCTCTCCTTCTAGGCTATCTGCCTAACGAGTCGCCCAGCCTTCGCGCTTGCCGAATCGGTCCCCGGCGCATCAGCGGCCAACTGAGCCCCATCGAAAAGAGAGGGGGAACTCACATATTATACACACAACTTACATCACGGTACTTTAAAAGTATGTCATACATGAAACGATCTGACGTCTCAATCATCCGTGAGTTTTCAACACTGTACTCATTCAGGTCAATCTCGTAGCCAGGGTTTTTATCAATCCGGTTGCGTAGCCAGGCGTCATCGTACCAAATAATTTTGTTATTGGGATACGCATAAAAATTTCCATTGTCCATGCGAAAGAAATGTGCACACTTGTGCTCAGGTGTTTCACTGAAGTTAGTGTTGAGAGTTGACTTGGATTCCCAAGACCAATCCAAAGTAAACATGTAGACGCCTTGATTTTTTTCTCCGCGATAGTTAATTAGCTCTGCGCGTAAGTTGGCAAGACGTGAGCGCACCTGTACATCAATGTAGGGGGAGAAGCAATCCCACCACATACACTCGTTCAAAGCGGGGACTGGAGCATCTGGCTTCCAGCACAACGCATGGATCGGCCGGCGGGTCCAGTTGACGCCATTCTCTAAGAACACCTCAAACAATGGGACGCGTTTCTCCAGGGAGGCAACAGAATGGACGTCGCAAAGTGTTACCTCGCCATGACCCTGCTTGTGGTTGTACAAAAACTCGTTGCGTATATAGCAAGTGAAGGTCGGTAGGTTGTGGTTGAGATATGCCACAAAAAATCCCGGTTGTTATACCGGGATCATAGCTTCCTTCTACGCTTTACTGAGCACCACGTTCGTAACGTGGAAGGGGTTTCGACTATTACCCCTAGAGCTGAATTGCTCCACGTGTCAGGATATCACAACACGGGGCGTCACTTTTTCTTTTTGGCTGCCGCTTCTTTTTTCTTCGCAATCATTTCTTTAAACTTGTCACGTGCTTCGGTCTGCTTAGCAGATGCACCACCTTTACCCTTAGGGGGCACAGCACCTTTCTTGGGAGGCACGGGTTTCTTTTTTTCCATGGTAAAAAGGAATCTTTGTTAAGTATAAAGGGACTACTTATCCCTGTAGCGTTTTGCTACACGCGCAGCACGTCCTGCTTTCTTTGCGGTTTCTGTGTTAGGTACAAATTGTTTACCCTCGCGGCTGCCAGCTCTTTTCTTTTGATCTGTCTCTTGACGCTCTTCTTTAGACAGTGATGCCCAAGCAGACTCTGGTAGGTAACGCTTGGTGTAACCCTTTTGAATTGCTTTGTCACTCGACATCGTTTAAAACCCAATACTCTTGTTCTATATATTTTTTGCAAGCTTCATTGTAATCCAAAGCTGCTTCTCTTTCTGTTTTAAATGTACGCGAATGAATAATTCTTCCATTAATGCGAAGTTGCGATTTCCATCGATTCCTAGGTTTAAACCAATGGACACCTTTATACTTACTAGATCCTCGATGACTTCGTCTAGCCAATCGATTATTGCTTGTTGTCGTTGCTACAAGCTCTCCAGAATTGTCTAAAAAATCAACATGATGCACCTCCAAATTCTTGGGATCTTTTCCTGTTTTTAACACATAAATAATTCGATGTACAGAGTATTGTTTTTTATTTATGTTTGTCTTCCAGTAACCTTGTTTATTTTTATAACCTACATTTTTGCCTGCTTTAGTTTTTAAACCGCTAGGAGAGGAGCTGTCAATCACAAAGCGTGCGTTTAAAAAATTAAAATCTAAAGGTAACGTTTCCATGGTTGAATTGCTTAAGCTGCCATTCTATACCATCACTTACTCTCTTTGTACTTTTTAGCTGCAGCTTTAGCTTTACCACGCTTTTCATATTCGTCTTTAGTCATCCACTTTTCTTTGCCCCATTTCTCCAGGGACTTTTGTTTTTCTCCCTTACCACCTTTGTAACCACCACCGGCTTCCTTGTACTCCTGTGCGACAAGCTGGGCTTTACGCGCAGACCACTGCCCAGGCTTACCACCTTTAGAACCTGCCATCACGCGATCTTTAATTCGTTCGCGTAACTCAGGTTTTGAATACTTGCTATCATCCTGAGGCATCAGGATTATTCTTTTTCTCTTCTATTATTTTACGATACCTACATGGACGCAATAAAGCATCGTCAACGTCACGCTTGGTAATGTACGGAAACTCTCGCTCTAGTTGAGCAAAGTATTTAGCTAGACGCTCTTCATCGCTTTGGGGACTGAGCATCGTTCTTGCTGGAGAAATGCTGCATCAATTCGTCCACCTGCTCCAGGGATTCGAGACGGCACAGCAGATCAGAAATCGTGTTAACAGTCAGCGGATGCTCGGTGCGTGCAGCAAAGGCAAGGGCGTCGCGCAAGCAGTTGGAAGCTTGATCGACTGCTTCTTTGACTTGAGTGGAAAGAGCCATTTCAGATTCCTTGGGTTTACGAAGTACAGGAACAATGATCATGTCAATATCGTAGCAACTAATGTATTGTTGCACGATAAAAACAAAAGCCTTGGTGTAATACTACTACCAAGGCATGTGGTTTACTCGTATTCTTCCGACCAAATCCAACCGATCTGGTATTCATCAAACAAAGGTTCGATGCCAAGAGCTTCCATCAGCTCGTAAATTAAACGTCCTTTGCCCAGGCGTTTGCCATCTGGTGTCTTGATGTTGTCATCAACAACGATCAAAGTCCCAGGGACTATTAGGTTCTTTGCGGCAAACAACTCCTTAAGGTGATGGGCGGCCGGTGCCCAGTCATTGTTCCAATCTGTGATGTTGTAGGAATCAAGATAAAGGAGATTGACCTTGACGGCGTCGGACATGCCGCCAAGAACTTCAACAGAATCTCCTTCAAGCACAGCGGTTTCTGTCGTATTGTCCTTGGCTAGCTTGCAAGCCTTAGGATCAATATCAATTGAACAGGCAGTGCCAGCACCACGGCAAGCAACGTAGTTGTCAAATAAAAGCGTCGAGCAACCATCACCTGTGTAGTTGTTTTCTTCGCGGTACGTACCAGTTTCAATAATGTGGGGATTTTTAAATTCGTCTAGATAATTAAAGATTTGTTTGAAGGTGTTGCCACGGGCTCCCAGCTTGGGATAAACATCTCTAAAGTAACGATCCCAAGAAGTAGACATTAGAGATCAATGCGTGTGTACGATATGTCTTGTGATTGTAACTCGTTTTCGTACTGATCTGCCTCAATAGTTTCTACGTCTAAAAAAGAAAGCCCTTCTAGGCAGCCCGTGCGGCAGTCCTCGTCAAACTCAAAATAAAATCTCGTTAAGTTTGATGTCATGGGTGATGCACCAGATCAAGAGGAAAGTAAGGGCCAGCATGGCAATGCGACCATTGACACGTTCGGCATACCAGATGTGATCGTCAAGGTTTGTGTGTCGTTTCCAAAACTTTAGGTCAGGGCATTCTTCCCACATGAATTTGAGCAGCGCTCCAGGGATCCAGGAGACGCAGGAGAAATACCCTTGAAAACCAAGCCAGAACTTGTTCATTGCCGTGACAACACTTCTGTGAAGAAGAGGTAGGCATCCATGCTAATCACAACGAGCATGGCACCAAGGATTGAGGCAATTGCGTAGTTGAATCCGTCCATACCACTTTGGTAATTCATCTGTTAAGCTAGCAGCAATATACAAAACCGTCGATGGTTGCTAAAATAAATACATCCGATCCTTGGATCAAAGCCAAGGACGAGCAACCAGAAGTTATGCGGTCGATTAACAAGACCGCAGCCAGAATTACGCTTAACGGTAAGAGACACTACACAACGCCGTTACCCACTGGACCTGCGCCGTCTGTAACTACTATCATCAGTGAGACAGCTTCCGAAGCAAATAAACGGAAGCTCGAAATGTGGTCTAAAAACAATCCAGGTGTCAAAGAAGCTGCTGCCGAAAGAGGTACCGCCATCCACTACGGCATGGAATGCTACCTCAAAGGGAACAAGAATCCAGACATACCAGAGGATTACAAAGACTTTTGGGCTGGTATGCCAGCGATTCTTGATCAGTTTCAGGAAGTTCTCTGGGCTGAATCTCCCGTGCTGGACAAATTTGATTTTACTGTTGGTGCTGACGATGTGGCTCGCGTCTGGGGTTGCGATCCCGAAGGCCGTGCTTGGGCTGGCGCTCCTGATATTATTGCTGTTGCCGGTAACAAGCTGACGCTTGCCGACCTAAAAACCAGCGTCAAACCCTACAGCCGCAAGTGGCCTAAAGACTTGGAGAAGGGCTCCCAAGAATGGAGGGATCTGCTTGGCGGTCACATGAAATTTAAAAAGACCTGCAAACAGTTGGCAGCCTACGATATTGCCATTGAGCAAACCCTGGGCATGAAGGTCCAGCAGGCTGCAATCTTGGTATCAACTCCTATCCGCACCCAAGTGTTTAAGATCTCTCGTAGGTTTTTGGATTCGCTGCGGGATGATTGGTACAAAATTGTAGAAGAGTACTACACCCAGATTGAAAACTGTAATGTCTATGATCCCGACCTTATTTAACGACATCATTCAAGCCATTATCAAGTGGTGGAAGAAGACGTGGTTTGAAGCCAAGCTCAAAGCGCGGCTCACCATGATCGAATGGGAGAGCCAATGGGAAGCTGAGCGTGAACTCAAAAAGCAAAACAAACCAATCTATATTGAACATGAAATAGATCCGGAACTCCAGACGGGCGAGTCCAGGAAACTGGGCGGAGCCATGGAACTACGTGCACCTTGGTACAATGACCCCATACAACCCGAACGGCAAGATGGAGTGCAGGAAGCGCCTGGCATGGACGATCGCCTGTGAAAGAGCAGTCGTAACAAAAGAAGATGCGATTACGTTATATAACAAGATGATGAAAGAGTTTGAATCAATTGATAAGCGCACGCAATACAAAGAGCGTGAGTCTAATAAGACTCAGTAATTTTAATCTTTGCTTGATGGGCCCCATGAGTTGGGAGCCGTAGGATAAAGAGACAAACAACCAGGCCCTCCCCACGATGGACATCAACATCGGCATGGGTGAGTGGATGAATAGTCTCATGAGTCGCATGATGAATGCGATGGATGGGGACGTTTTTTATCTACCCACACTTATGCATCTCCATGCCTACAACATCATGAAGGAGGACTTTTTCCCAGATAGAACCTTTAAAGTAGAAATCAAGAATCCACTGGACGCATGACAAACCAATCCGTTAAACCAGGTGAAATTCGCCTCGATCTCATCCCGCTGGATTGGCCTCTCACTCCGCTCGGTGGTAACAAAGATCCCTACATCCAGGGATGGCAGAACAAACCATTTAGTGTCAAAGAAATTGAACAGGAGCTGGCAACAGGTGACTGCAAAGCTATCGGCGTCCTTGGTGGTCCTGTTTACAATCACCCCTATGGCCTTGTTTGGGTGGATGTGGATGGTCCAAGCGTTTACCAACTCGTCGAAGAAATCAGTGGACTTCCCCTACAAGACGCGTTGCCTGCCACCCTTACCGTCTTCAGCGGTAAAATCGGCCGCGAACGGAAGCTCTACAAATTAGATCGGGAAAAACACAAGCATTTCCTCCGTAACAAATACGTCTGGCACGCAGAAAAAGATAAAGAAAAACTTGAAATCCTTTGGAAGCGTCACCAAGGGGTGCTAATGGGTGTGCATCCACAAACGGATGGATACTACACAGGAGAAAACCTTGGTTTTGAATGGGCCAAGAATTTGCCTGAGCTGCCGGATTGGATTCTGAATGGCGTTATTACTAAAAACGCCAAGCTAGGGAAACCATCCCAGGAAACATCACGGGTTATTGGTCCCACGTTTGCTATTCAATCCGTTGTTGGTCTCGACCGCGACATCAAGCTTGCGACGGAAGCAACTTGGGGCATGCCTCCAGAGGCTACCGACGACTACGACATCTGGATCATGGTCGGTCAAACGCTTCATTCGTTGGATGAATCGTTGCTGGACGTATGGGATGAATGGTCCAAGCAATCCGATAAGTACAAAGAAGGTGAATGCCATAAGCGTTGGCTTTCCTTTAGCCGGAATGGTGGTCGTGGAATTGGTTCTCTAATTCATGTTGCAAAGGAGCATGGTTGGACTCCGTCTGAGGATCACCGTGTTCAAAACGTTGATGATGAGACTCTAACTGCAGTATCGGAAATTCTGCCTCAACTCGAACAGGACATTGAAGCCCACATGGAAGCTCTCGTTGAATTGGCGCTCCCCGCCACACGTGATCAACAAAAGAAACCGGAGCAGCAGGCGCAGGGTTCCAGTAGCTCAAAAGGGACAAAAGATAAAGATGTGAAGAGGCTGCCATCAAATGTTATTGCAGATCAGGTCTTCGCCATGTTCAACGGGAACCTGCGGTTTAGTCAACCTCATAATCAGTTCTTTTTATACGACAAGCGCAAAGGATTATGGGAGCGTATGACAAAGGTTGAAATGATGGGTTCCATGCGGGAAAAAATGCAGCATCTCTGTCGTACCGATTGGTTGCCTAATGGTTTTACCCAGAACTTGTTGGAGGACATCTACAAGCAACTCCAGTCGATGATCCCGTTTGATGAGTGGTATGACGGAGCCGAATACCTTCTTTTCACCAATGGTGTATTAGAGGTTGCCACTAGGGAGCTGCATCCATTCCGTCGTGATTTTTATATGACGCAACAGATGCCGTATGAGTACGACCCATCGGCTACTTGTGAAGACATCATTAAATGGCTGAAGCACACCCAGCACAATTCCTGGAATCGTACCCAGGTGCTTAGGGCATGGCTGCGAGCAACACTGCTTGGTTGCTATGAAATCCAGAAGTTTGTTGAGATTGTTGGACCGGGTAAGTCGGGCAAATCAACCTACGCAAACTTGGCGGTAGCACTGGTCGGCAAGAGCAACACCTACTCCACAGACTTTGAGAATATGGAGAAAAACCGCTTTGAAGCAGCGGCATATATGGGTAAAAAGCTACTGCTGTTCCAGGATGCAGATCGTTGGGGTGGCTCTGTTTCCAGGCTGAAAGCAATCACAGGTGGCGACTGGATTCGCTCCGAGCGTAAATACCAGGGGGAAACGCTAGATCCTTTCCAGTATCACGGGATGGTCATCATTACCGCCAATGAAGCTATTCAGTCCACTGACTACACATCTGGTCTTGCCCGTCGTCGTCTCACCATTCCTTTCGATCGTCCGTTTACGGGCGGACAATCGGAACAACGTGAATTAATTAAGTTTGATCACAAAGGCAACCCCCAGGGTATCTTTGCTCCTCTTCTGCCAGGGCTTGTGAACTGGCTCCTGGACATGTCGGAAGAAGACATGCGTTCCTATCTGATGGAAACCGCCAAGCATGTTGATTTCTTCCAGCGGTATGAGAAGGAGCAGAGTCTGCGTTCCAACCCGGTGCTGGATTGGATGGATAAACATCTGGTCTTTGATCCAGGTATAAAGTCGGTTCTTGGTATTTGTAAAGCTGCACAAGGAACAAGTAACTACTACAACAACTGGAATCAATGGTTGTATCCCAGCTACGCTGAGTTCTGCCGTGGCACCAACATCGGTTCCGTTGGGCGTGGTCGTTTTGAAGTTCTTTTCTTTGACATCTGTAAACATCAGCTCAAAATCAATGTCTTCTCCAAGAAGACCACTAAAGGCTTGCTGGTATTTAATGTGGCAATCAGGGAGTCAAATCCAACGAAATACGAGCACTACCCATCGGTGGTAGAAGTGGCCGCAAATCCTGAAAAGTATGCCTCTATGTACGGTGTTGATCCAACAATGGATAACCATGAGAGAATGGAGGAACTTGTAGAAGTATCGTGAACGACGGCCGTCACCTTATTTTGGATCTGTATGACTGCGATAAGCAGATCCTTGATGATTATGAGGAACTTCAACGATTGCTTGAAGCTTCTCTTGTGATGGCAAAAGCTACTATTCTTCGGATCTTTGGGGAAAAGTTCCAGCCGCAAGGGGTAACCCTGCTTGCATTGCTGGCAGAATCACATGCCTCTATCCATACGTGGCCAGAGATTGGTTATTGCGCAATCGATCTTTACACCTGTGGTGACACCACGCAAACGCACAAGGCTGCAAAGTTTTTGTCGGAAAAATTAAAGGCGGATACTGTAGAACAAAAAGAAATAAAGCGGTCAGTAACTCCGGCCTAGCTGGCGTTCTAACTCTTCAATTTTTTTATCTTTTTCTGATTTAATACCAAGTGCTCCTGATAAGGTGCCGCCAAGCCCCATCCCAAGAGCAACGCCTACTTCATCACCAATAAAACGGCCCGCTGCGCGTCCCAAATGTTCGCCTGTAATTGGTTTTGCGTCTTTTAAAAGAGCTTCGAACGCAGATCCAATATTCACGTCCGTTCCGGGAATGGTTTTGTTCTTATTGAGCATTGCCATTTTCATAAGATTGTTGTCTAAATGCGCTGCGGCTTGAGTATTAATTAAGTTCTCAACCTGATTAAATCCTTGTTCCATTACTTGTTGAGCAGCTCCGCCTAGCTGCTTGCGTTGTTCTGGAGAAAGATTTTCTAATGTCTCCAGCCCAGCACGTACCTGGCCAGCCGCCCCTACGGTTGTATGATATTTTTTAAAAGTTTCAGGATTAACTCCATATTTACCAGCAAATGCCTGTGGGTTTTGCAAAGCTTCGTTTAAAAGTTGAGCGGAAGTCTGCTCTTTTATCTCTTGTTTAAGCTGTCCTTTTGCGTAACGAGCTTGTTCGGCTGCGCCTTTGGCTAAAGTTTTTTGTCCTGTTGTTCGGCCTATAGTTGCTAAGACGCCTTCTTGATTTTTTAAAGCATTGGGATTAATTGCTTTACCTATACGTGCTCCAATAGATTTTCCTAATAAACCAATGCCAACGCCGCCTGCAATTCCCGCCAAAGTTTGAATCGCAACCTGAGCTGGCGGCGTGTCAGTGCCAAGTTGAGTAAGCCCTGCTGTTCCGCCAAGCAGCGTTCCTTCTACAGCTTCTTGAAATAAATCATTTTGTTGTAACTGTAGGAACTTCCCGGCAAGCGCAGCTTGATTCATAATATGGTTTTTTTCTAGTCTACGTTCTTTTAATTTTCGGTATAGTAAATCGAGTTACTTTCAAATGCCTTGACTAAAAAAACAAAAGTACTTTGGTGTGGTGACATCGTTGCAATGACCGGCTTTGCCCGTGTCACTGAAAATGTCATCAATAGACTTAAAGATGATTTTGAAATTGTAGTCCTTGGTCACAACTGGTGGGGGGATCCGTGTGAGCAACAAAAGGACTTCAAAATTTATCCGTCATCCAATCGATTTCAAACCGCACCCTTCGGTGAGCAACGCATACGCGAGATCGTTGAACGTGAACAACCTGACATTGTGTTCACTATCAATGACATGTGGATCATCAATGAACAATACCGACAAATTCAAGACCTACATAAGCAAGGTAAATTCAAGTTTGTGGGTTACGCTCCCATGGATTCGTATGGGTGGATTGGCTGCCTCGCTGATACCGCCAATGATTGGGATGCTGTCATTTCGTACACAGAGTTTGGGGCGTACGAATTTGTGCGTGGTGGCATCCAGAAGCCCATCGCTGTCATTCCCCACGGCGTGACGCCAGGGCAGTTCTATCCCATGGACAAGAAGGAGGCACGGCGGAAGCTTGGTTTGGATGAGGACTTGTTTATTGTGTTCAACGGGAACCGAAACCAGTTCCGCAAACGTATCGACATCACTATTAAGGCATTTGCTGAGTTTGCGGTTGGACGCCCTGAGACCCGTCTCTACCTCCACATGGGGATGAAGGACCAGGGCTGGGATGTGATGGGTGTCTTTGCACGAGAAATGTCAAGGGTGGGGCTGGATCCCAACGGACGCATCATCATGACCACGCAGACGGAAGGGCCGCCAAACGTATCGGTGGACATGCTGAACACCATCTATAACGCTGTCGATGTGGGCGTCAACACCTGTAAGGGCGAGGGCTGGGGCCTCGTCAACTTTGAGCACGCAGCCTGTGGTGTGGCGCAAGTGGTGCCTGACCATACGTCATGCAAAGAGATCTTTGAGGGATGTGGGGAGCTGATCCGTTGCGACCACGTTGACGTGGATACCAACTACGCACGAGAGATGCCCTGCCCATCTGCTGATCACCTCACAGAAATCCTCAATGCCCTGTACCACGATCCGGAGCGTAGGCGGCAAGTAGGGGATGCCTGCTACCAACGGGTGACAGATCCTCAGTTCTCATGGGGCACAGTTGCGTCGCAGTTTGGCGGCATCTTCGAGGACGTCATGAAGGAAGTCGATCACTCAGTCTCAGATGAGATCAGTGAGCAGCCGAAGCGGAAACCAAAGCGTCGCAAGAGTCCCAAACGAGAATTAGCCAGTTCGCTTGTTTGATGAGATTGTCACAACCCCCTTGCCTCCACGTTAGTGGGGGCTTTTTTGTGCTCCAAAAGGTGTCAAAGCTAGGTCCAGGGTGAGACGGATGAGTTGAGTGAGGGCAAAAAGAGGTGGCTGATCCGGGACAACTATGCTTATTGAGCAGGAAATGGGGGATACAACAGGCTTGTATATACCCTATATAAGAGCTGAGACACTTTTTCAAAAGTGTCGCAGTGTATCAAGTTAAGAAGGAAGTGAGAATGACTAGAATGAGACAACAAGCTTAATGAGACCTTTTTAAAAAAGTGTCGCAAAACCTTATATAAAGAGATTAAGGGCATTGTCCCTGCTCAAAAAACATGATTTCCGCCCTGCAAGGCGGGACAACCCTTGCTATATTGAAGTCCATCCATTCCCTGGCACTAATGGCCCGTGCTTACCAGCAGTTGCCGCCGCTCTGGTACTTGGAAGAGCAGTTGGAGCTATCTGACCAATACCCTTCCGGTCTGGCGTGGAAACAAGAAGGCCCCTATCACAAGGCTGGCGAGATGGCGGGTAGAGCGCGGAAGCACGGTCGTCACTACTACGTTGGTTTGCTTAACGAGAGATACCTCGCTCATCGCGTTGTGTATTTCATGCGTACTGGCGAGGATCCCGGTAACGCAGATGTCGTCCATGGATCAGACAACCCACAACGAGACAACCGCATGGAGTTAACCCTCTATCAACGCAAGCCTTCTCGTATGCCCAGATGGCGTCGACGTGTTAGAAACGCAGAAGGGCTCCTTGTCTATCGCGATGAAGCAATGGATGGGATATCCATTCAGCAGCTAGAGCGTGAACAAGGTATCAGGATCGAGCGCTGACATGGCTAACAACCTTGATCGAATGCTTGACATTGCTTCTTCACGGGCTGGTTTCCGTCATGTACCAGGCATTGAAAAACTGTCGCCAAAAGAACTGCTATCTCATGGTTACTACCAGGGATTTCCATGCGTTTATGGTCACACTATTCGTGATGGAAACCAACACTGGTGCTACGAATGCGTGCGTAAGATCCAAAGCAACAATTGCGCTTTTGATTTGAACTATGCACATGCTGCATACAAGACACGTTTGCTGATGGTTTGGCGTCAAATCCCTGTCGGTCACTTTGAAGACTGCTGGGAAGCACCGTCTCTTACCAAAACACGCATTCGTTTCCCCTCCTATCGATCCATGGGGGACAAGCAGATTACCGATAACACCTCAGCGCATAAGGTGATTTACCAATGCACCTGGGGAGATGTCGGCAAAATGTTCGTCACACGGCTGTGTAAAAACAAGGCGTGTCTCAATCCTCTGCATTTGGTCTCAAGTTGGAACCGCACGTTTCCACCGGAGTCCATTCATCCGTTTGACTACGAATTCAATCCAGAAAAATTGATGTATGCAAAAAAACTTGAAAGAGTAGGCGACTCTGCTCAAATCCTTGAACGAGAGTACAAAAACACGATACAACATCCGCTAGTGAACAAAAATACTCCCGATTATGATGAGGATAAGACAATATGTTACGGCCCATATGTCGAGGAGTTCGGTTAGTCAGCCGCAACGGACGCAAAACAATCCATTATCGCTTGGCACTTTTAATCAGACCGCGTTGCGCTATCTGAAAGGAACACTTGGCGCCCAATACAAACCTATTGGACGCGCGGATACAAGTCAGATATCGAATGGCGGCATTGGCGGCGGTACATACAACCATTGGTTCCAGGTAACACTTGCCGAACCTGGCTGGATTATTTTGACAAAAGGACCGCCGCGTCCTAATTACATCCAGGTTTCTGCATACGATCTCAATAAAACCCCCATCCAAGGGAATCCTATTTTTGAGGCGGATTCTGTAACAGCAGTCAGCAACGGAGAAGTCTATATCCCGTACTTGGATACGGTAATGAGTTCTCAGTCAGATCTTTATAACAGCTTTGATCGTTTAAGGCTAGATCGCGGAGATGATCGTTATTATCCTTTGAACACGGGCAGCTATCTCATCTGTGTCTCATCGACTCGCAATGAACCACTTGAGTACAACCTTGGTGTTGTCATTGAGTTTCCCGTTGATGAAGCGTATTTTGAACTAGAAGATGACGATGGAAGTGTTTGCCTGCAAGAGACTGATATTGATGCACCAAATATTGATAGTCCTGTTACAGTTGATACGCTTATTCCCCTAGGCGCTAATGCTTTTACAGAAGATAGTTGTACAGTTAATGCAGGCGTGACTGTGACTGTATCAGATGGATCCACTTGGTACATTGGTCAGCGTATCCCCAGTAGCTTATTTGATGATTTCAAAATTATTCTTGAAGTAGGAGATGATGCTTATTACGACACAATCCACGACCACTCTCTGTCTGAATGGCAGAATGCATGGAACAGGGAGCACCAGGACACTGATCGCTTCCCTGAGTTATTTGTCCCGTTAACCAACAGGCCATGATTAACTTCTTGTTAAAGTTTTTTAAAAAACCTGTAGCAAAACACTCACCTACACTGGCTTGGGCGCAGTATTGTATTAAAAATCCCAGCGCCCTTGACTGCCGTTACTATGACGTCTGACGAAAAAGAAAACGAAAAAAAATCTAAAGATTTAAAAAACAATCCCAGAATCACTGAGGCAACTCAAAAAGACTGGGATGATTTCTTTAGTGTGCAAGAAGACAATATCTTTGATCGGTAATAGGGTATCTAGAATAAAAGAAATGGAATATAACCATGGCACATCTTAACCAGTATTTAGAAGTTGCTCTTGCTATTCATGCAGCGGCTTCTGCTATCTGCGCCCTAACAAAGACACCCTCAGACGATCGCCTTGTTGGTAAATTTTACAGATTGATAGAGATTGCCGGTCTCGTCATTGGCCGCGCCAAAGAGCGCTAAGGGCTTAAAATAAAAAGCAGTGATGTTCCCGCATCACTGCAAAACAACCACAGTATAGGTGTGGCCATGCCCAAGTATAAACAGGAAATCTCGCGCAACGCCACGCGAGAGCAACGAGCCGATTATTTTATTAAACGTGCCAAGATTATTCATGGCAATGTTTATGATTATTCCTCTGTAAAAAATACTTTCACAAAACAACAAGCACTTGTAACGATTATATGTAAACAATGCGGTCCATTTAAACAGTTAGCAACTAATCATCTTGCAGGCAAAGGTTGCTTAACGTGTGCCGCAAAAGAAAGAATGCGTAAAAGATATCCCGAACATGCAGCCGCATTAAAAGCAGGAAACAAAATATGTGGTTCATGTAACCAAAAGAAATCTTTAATCATGTTTTCTAGTAGCCCGAGTCGTCACTCAGGTGTTTCGGGCTGGTGTAAAGAATGCGAGAATAAGCACAAACGTACAACATATCAAAATAGAATAAGAAACTCAAATTTAAAAAAGTACGGACTTGATCAGGATAGCTATGAAAAACTTTTAGAAAAACAAAACAATAAATGTAAAATATGTGGTATTGACGCCGAAAACGCTCCTGGCGCAGGCTCTTCAAAAGTTGGGGTACTTTGCGTGGATCATGATCATTTAACAAGCAAAGTACGTGGCCTGCTTTGTTCAAAATGTAATACGGGTCTTGGTTTATTTTTTGATGATGTAACTAACCTGGAAAATGCAATTTTATATTTAAAAGAAAACAGTTGATCAATTGGGCAGCACTTGCGTCCAAAACACGACGCCCCCCTGCTCTTCCACCCAATCTCTTGTTTCATATGCGTGTTCTCTTGGTAGAGTCACGCATTTTTTTTCGTCACCTAACTGCCAGCACATGTTGATGCGTGTCGGCTTGTCTTTGTGTTTCTTCACATCAATAATCCCACCGCACGCGAGGTTTCCCTGGTCGGATTCCAAGGTGGATAAATCCTTTTGGCGCTCCATAGCCTAATGAAAACGGCCAATTTCTGTCACACCATTCTTGCACAGCATAGATCCCAGCGCCTTCGATGTAAAAGTCAACGGCACCTTTGGACGGAGCATCGTAAGTGTGTTCACTATTCTTTGCACCACCCACTTGTGTATTGATAGGCTCTGGACGAGAAGCACTGGTAATGATCAAAGGCTTGTTACCGAATTGTTTGCGGACTTTTTCCAGGAATAGACAAAGTTCTTTTGCCGTGTCGCATTGATATTGCTTGGTAAACCGCCGTTTTTCTTGGTTAAGCGTCAGTTCACCGTACGTGATGTTGGGTGTGATCTTGTAATTGAACGGGCTCCAAGGGTTGAAGTTATTGCTGTGAGGATCGTCCGGATCTTGTTTGTTACCGCTGTTCTGTAGTTGACGATCCATGATCTGGATCAACTTGGTAGCGTAGTCAGGATCAGTTGCGTACCCTTCCTTTACTAGAAGTTGCACACATTCGTTACGTGACTGCGCACGGTTAACACCTTTAAAACGACCAAAGTCTTTGTACCAACGATCAACAAGGTAGGTAACACAGGTTGCAAGATCAGGGAAATCAAGGAAGCCAGCCTTAATTGTGATCCATTGACCGTTGATAAATTCTTGGGTACTGACCGTAGAGCCAGATCCTTTCAAACCAAAGTAATTATTTTTACCAGACGTATGTTTACCCCAGCCTGATTCAAGTGCCCACTGTGCACAAACACATTCTGGGAATTTAGCTCCAGCTTGTTTTGCCGCGGTATGAACACCATCCCATGTGTTGTCATCTACAACAACAGGCTTTGGTTTAGTGCGATACTTGAGCGCAAAAGCCTCCAGGGTCTCTGGCGTAAGAGTCCCCTGGAGCCAATTCCAGGCTTCAATTTGATGCGATTCGTCGTTAAAAAACTTAGCAGCATCAGTGAGTTTAATTGACATATCGACCTAGAGCGTTGTACTAACTCTAGGTCATGTCAATTTAATTCTTTGGCGTTACGTAGCCAATGCTATAGGGGAGTGGGGGAAGAGGGTCGGGCACTTTCCAGGGGAGACCAAGTTCGCGCGTCGGATACAAAAGCTCTTGCATTTGAGCTGTTAATTCAGCTTCGATGTGCTTAACAACATCCGTACCCAGGGCATCTTGGCACCAGCCCCTAGCTGTTTCCTTGTCAATATATTGATAAGGTAGCCAGGAATCTGGTTTGGCAGGGGAAAGCTCTACGATTCCTGATTCACTAACGGTGTGCTTACCTTCTGTTTGGTAAGCAACCCAATGAATAGCTGTGACTTCTCCACCAGGATAAGACAAGCTATCAGGAAGCTTTCTCTCTAGATTTTTAATCCCCCACTTTGTTATCGCCATGGATTATTCCACAACTTCAGTTTCTGCAACAACAGCTTCCTCTTCTTGATTCTCTGGAGCAAACTCAAGAGTTTCGATCAGTTGGCCGATGAGGTTACCAGCGAAAGCAACAAGGTTGCCATCGCCAGTAGCACGTGCAGCGCCAAAAGAATTGATAGCGGAGATTAGCTCAGCTTTAGTGCAAGCCATAACGAAGCAATAACTTCAAAAAGTATAACAAAAATCACCAGGGGACGCCAGCTTCAGAAGTTGGATGAAGTTTGGCTTGGATTTGATTATGCAATGCTTCTTCGATGGAAACAACTTGATCCACGCCAAGTGCTGCCAGCGTCCAGTTCACCACTTCTTCTTTGGTTAGTTCACTGAAAGGAGTGAAATTATCGGGGTTGGGCTCACCAAGACCAATGCTGCCGTAGCAACCGGCAGTTTCACCATCTTCTTCCAAGGATGCAGTCCAATGGACAGTGTATACAGCACCATCAGGACAGGTGTCACCATCAGGAAGATGACGTTCAAGGTTAGCAATATCCCAAACAGTGTTAGCCATAGTTAATGATATTTTCTTTTATTTTACCAGGGGTGATCAGTGAAGGTGACTACTGGGCTTCGTCTTGCTCTTCGCCAACATCCTCCTGATCGCTCAAGTCAAGGCTGGCTTCGCAGTATTCATCCCAGGCTTCATCAGCTTTGGACCGCAGCTTCTCAATAAAGGCTTCAAGCTCTTCCCGAGTGCTGAACTCTTCGAGATACTCACCATCTTCGTCGTTGCAGAGGAAGACTTTGCCGTCTTCAACCCAAGGCGTGTGGTGAGTGAAACCTTTGAGTTTGTAGGGTCGATCAGTCATGGTGGTATCGGGTAGGTGAGTAGAGAGTAGGTCTTAGAGCCCTGCCGCAGTTAAGCGACCTTCCAGATCTTCGATCTTCTGCAGTGCTTCCTGCAGCGCAGCGGTCAGCAGCGGCACCAGCTTGGATTGGTCGATGCCCTGGTAGACAGGATTACCCTCAGCATCTACTTCATCCTTGGTGCCAGTGACGCACTCAGGAACGACAGCTTGTGCTTCGTGAGCAATAAAACCATCAACGGTTTTGTCAGGGTCTGCGATGAAGTTGAAGCGATGAACCTGAAGTTGGTTAACGCGATCAATGGCGCCGGTCAGCGGGACGACGCTTTCCTTAAGGCGATAGTCGGAGGATGTGTTATAAGCAGTAGCTGTCGTAGTTACAGAGATTGTGCCAACACCTGAACCATCCCGTTCAAACTGAATTGTTGTTCCGTCAGAGCCTCGCCTATCAAAGTATGCAGTAACTCCTGTATTGCGAGTAACCGTATATGCCCCGTTCGTTGTATTGCCAATATCAATCTGACCACTACTTCCAATCCTCATCCGCTCCGTCGGGGTGCTCGCTCCGTCGGCGGTAGTGGAGAACACTAACCTGCCCGGCATGTCGTTAGCGCCGGGGGTGCCGTCTACATAGGCGGTGATGTTTGCGGCTTCAACTAATTCAGTTCCATCAGCTCCCTGGAAGCTGAGTGTGCCGATCCAACTGTTGTTAGATAAAACGGAATTAGAACCAAGAGTTGCAGCACCTGAGCGGCCAAGAATCAGTAACGTCGGATTATCAGATGAATCATTATTTACAATACTGAGAGCGCCTCGCGCTGTACTGCCACCTGTGCCTTCTACCTGTAGCCCGGCGGTAAGTGTTGTGTTAAAGAAATTGCTACGCGCAGTAGACGTGCCAACTAAAAGGCGTCCCGAACTGTCGATGCGGGCGTACTCAGTAGCACCATTAGAGTAAACATATTGAGAAGCATCAAATAACAAAGCATCCCGCGAGCCACCGCTAGTCAATGAACGAAGGATATTTCCGGTGCCACCAACTGGATCAAATTGGAATGTTGTCGATCCATCTGAAATAACTAGCTTTCCACCAGGAGAAGCGGTGCCAACGCCAACGTTACCTGTAGAACCAACAAACAACCGGCCAGTGCCATTAGTCGAGATGGCTACTTGATCTGCGCCGGGGGAGTAAATGCCGGTGTTGGGGTCTGATGTAAAACTGATTGATGGGTTTGCAGCAGTGCCCGCCGCAAATACACCCGATGTAATGGTGTGAGTACCGCCACTGATATTGGTAAAGTTACCGCTAGTAAAATTCGCAGTTGTGCCGGTGACAGTAACACCTGAGATTTGTGTACTGAAAACACCAGATACAAAGTTAGCAGTCGTACCAGATGTCGTTGTTCCAGTTAACGAAGTAAAACTACCAGTCGTATAAGTTGCAGTTGTTCCCTGAAGGGTAGTGCCCGTTAACGAGACAAACGTTCCACTGGTGAATTGAGCCGTCGTGCCAGTGATTGTGACGCCTGAAATTGTTTGACCTCGTACAGTATTACCAGAAACTGTACCAGTGACAGTAATGTTTCCTGTAAATGTAGGATTCTGAACTAAACCAGAAATCGAAACGCTCTTATCAATACCACCATCGGTAAAGGTGATTGTATCAATCTTGATAGTGCCGTACGCCATTTTGTTGTCTCTTTTTGTCTATTTTAACTGAAAAAATTAAGGCAAGATTACCAGTGGGCCTTGGATAATAAATCCGCTTGTGCCGCCAGAAACAACACCAGAACACACAATGGCAGGTGTTGCGCCAGAAGGAGTTGTGACCGCAAGTGTACTGCCAGTAATCGATGTGAATGTACCGGTATCACCTGTGACTAAAGCCCCTGAAACACGTGTTGTAAAAACACCGGAGGTAAAGGTGGCTGAAACACCTGTCGTCGTTGTTCCAGTTAAAGAAACAAATGTTCCGGTTGTCGCTTGGACAGTTGTTCCTGTAATTGTTGTGCCACTTAATGTGCCAGTGACTTGAACACCTGAGGTAAACGTACTGGAGCCAAGGACGCTAAAGTTGCCAGAAACAACAGTATTTGTAAAGGCAAGGTTGGCGGCAGCAAGGGTTTGGAAAACGCCTGTCGTTGCGTTAATTGTCGTACCCGTATAAGTAGAACCACTAAGCGCTGTATAAACACCTGACGTCCCCTGGATCGTATTGCCAGTGATTGTTGCGCCAGAAATACTTGTTGTGAATACGCCCGCAATGCCGGTTAAGTTTGTAAAACTGCCTGCATTACCCGTAATTGAAGCTCCGGACAAAGAAGTCGTAAATACGCCGGTAACACCAGTAATTGAAGTAAAAGCTGCCGTCGTGCCTGTTACTGTGGCTCCACTTAAAGAAGTTGTAAATGTACCGCTTACTCCATTGACAATGCTGAACAGTCCCGATGTGCCTGTAATTGTCAGACCTGAAACGCGACTACTAAAAACACCAGATACCCCGGAAACAAATGTTGCGTTAACAGTGTTTCCAGTGACCGTTGCACCAGAAAGATTAGTAAATGTACCGGAGCCACCGGTGATTGCCGTGTAACTACCAGTGTCTCCTGTAATTAACGCACCCGATAAAACCTGCGTAAAGACACCTGAAATACCACTGACACTACCAAAAGCTCCCGTATTACCTGTGACGGTTGCACCAGAGACCCTGGTTGTAAAAGTACCCGAAACTCCAGTTATGTTTGAAAAAAGACCAGTGTTCCCGGTAATGGTTGCGCCAGAAAGCTGGGTTGTATAGACTCCAGATACACCTGTTACGGTTGTAAATTGAGCTGTAGCGCCTGTAACGGTAGTCCCAGAGAGTGTCCCAGTGACTTGAACACCGTTGGAAAATTGAGCTGCACCAGTAACGGTCAGTCCACTTGCAACGGAAAGATTTCCGCTGACATTAAGGATTGGTGTGCCAAGGGCCTGGAAGGTTCCTGTTGTTGCGGCAACTGTTGTACCTGTGATTGTCGTACCGCTAAGTGCGTTGAACGTACCACTGGTTGCCGAGACGGTATTGCCTGTAATTGTGGCACCGCTTAATGCTTGATATACACCACTGGTAAATAAAGCGGAGGTACCAGTGGATGTCGTGGTTGTTGCGGTTACTGCATTTACGTTTGTGCCTTGTAAATACGTACCGGTAACAGTGGTACCACTAATGGTTCCACTGACCGTTGCATCGTACTGAACAACAACTCCACTAAAGGTACTGGCTCCAGACGCAGTGATTGTGTTGAAAGAACTGGAGCCCGATACCGATAGATTGCCATCAATAATTACGTTGCCAGTGATGGTTTCACCAGTGACACTTGCGTAGTACTGATCTAAGTATGAACGAAACTGCGTAAATGTAATTTTTTTGTTGCGCAGCGTTGGATCCACCTCAAAAACGTGGACCAGGGTAAGTAGATCCTGCTCGTCAATATCACCCCCGCTTATGGCAGGGAATTCGCTGATTCTACGATTGGCCACCTACTTTTACTGCGCAAGCCTTTGTTCTAATTATAGAGCGGCTTATTTAGCGCACCTTAATCTCAACACGGGGCAAAACATTGGATAATGCGTTCCAAGACCACTGAATTCCTGTTACAATTCCGCAAGAGAGCAGAAGCACCAACAGAACTTCAGCGACAGTCAAATTGCGACGTAAGTAAATCACTCTTGGTTGTTGCTGTTGCATTGCAGCCTGCTGAGCAATGGTTTGCTGAATTGCAAGCTCCCTGGCACGAGCCTTCATTTCAGCCAACTGCTCAGGCGTGATTTGATTCTCCAATTGTGGAGGCATTGACATCGGAGGTTGACTGACTGGAATTTGTTCTTCCATGGTCGCAAATTGTTTTCTCACAGATTAGCATCTAAACAAAGCGTGTGAAGGTATGCAGTACGGACTTCGTAAAAGTTTGGAAGACATTGCTTACGAACTGAAAGGAATTAAGAATATCCTTGGCTCTATGTGGCACTCTCGCTATTCAAATGGAGAGACAGACGTCTTGAGCCCCCAAGCTTTTGCCGATGAGTACATCTCGACAGAGGAATGCGGTAAACGTCTTGGTGTCTCTGATCAGACTATCCGAAATTGGATGTCAATTGGTCGGAAACAACCTAGCAAGGGCTGGGTGGAAGGCATTCATTATGTCAATGTTTCTCCAGATCCCAAAAAGAAAGCGGTCTTGCGGATTCCCTGGAACCAATTGATCCAATCTTTTGCCAAAAATCCTGAAGTCCTGACGGTTGATCTGAACCCTCAGCGCCAAGATCGTAAGCCAATGTACCAAAAGACATGGGAGCCGGCCGAGAATGGCGCACCGTTTTAAAGATATTGATATTGATGCAGTGACTCTTGAGAATCATGAGGAGCTGCTGCCTGAATCCTTGGTGAGACAGGTGGAGATGTTCTTGCCTCCCAGTGGCTCGTTTGATGATGGATGTTTGCGTCGGTACTTGGAAAACTTAAAAAATTATGAAGAAGAGGACGCCAATTCTGGCATGACACTTGCCAATCGATTGCGTCTTGCTTTCTGTGATTTGCAAGCAGATACTATCTGCGGTAAATTCCCACAAGCAGAATTGCCTCTTAAGCGGAGGTTGCGTTGCGTCGCAGAGTATTTGATCCGTTCCGGAGAATTTGATAAGGTAAGGGATGACTTTGGCAAGCTCGTCAAAAAACGCGGCGTTCTTGGCAAGTTGGTGGTGATGTACCAGCCGACGCCAAAGCTCTTAGAATCACTGAATCGACAAGGGTTACTCGAGAAATGAACCGACGTGAAAAATTAATCGCTTCTGTGATCGGGCCAGAGCTGGACGAAACAAAAGCAAAGATGCTCGATGCCACGATGAAGTTGATTCTCGGGGATATGGGCGGATTGTACGTAAAGTTCTGGGAGTCAGAAGGTCCGGGAGTCATGTGCTTTCAGCCAGACTCAGATCGTACAATGTTCTATTTGACACTCAAAGAGCTTCACGCTGCTCAAGAACAGGAAGAGCGTGACAATAACGGTGATCTGGCTGAGACGTTCCGACGCATCTTGTCGGCAGCACAAAAGATTGATCCAACAGAAAAAGCTGGGTATCTCATTAACGATGCGGGTGGTATCCGTTTTCTTGAAATCGATTACAACAAAGTATCTGATCAATGAGCAACGAAGGGCTTCAACGTACATCCAACCGCCGAGAGGGCATTGAGCTGATCACAAGCTCAGACCTGATCATTGCTGCAAATGAGTTGATGGGTGGCATCACGTTGGATGTTGCCAGCTCCAAGGTTGCCAATGAGTATGTAGGAGCTGAAAACTTTTACACACCAACGGATGATGGGTTGAATGCACAACAGTGGTACGGCAAGGCTTATTTGTTTCCCCCTGCGGGCATGTACTTTTGGGATAAAAAGAATGGACGCTGGAAAAAAACAAGGGCTTCTGCGGTGTCATTGACATCTTCCCATGCCGTGTGGTTTCGGCGTATGTACCATGCATGGATTTCAGGTGAGATAGAGCAGGGCCTGTATTTCAGCAACTGTCCTGACATGATTCGTTACGAGCCTAAAATCTTTAGTTTTCCGATGTGCATCTTGCGTACACGACCAGTGCTGCAGGAGTACGACGGAAAGAAATTTTCGCGTCGCCAGACGTGCACTTCATTTGTTGTCTATCTGCCTCCCACTGATTTAACGGATGATGCTACCCAGCGCTTCAAAAACATCTATGAAGAACGTGGGCATATTCTTATCTGATCTCTGTATACTGAAGGACGATTACAGGGATTTATGAGCGTCCTGGCCGATTGGGAAATCAAAAAACTTGCTGAAGAAGAGGAGATGATCGCTCCTTTTGTTGATCACCTGGTCAGCAAAGAAGATGGCCGCAAGCTCCTGAGCTATGGTCTCAGCTCATACGGCTATGACATTCGGCTGTCTCCCAAGCAGTGCTTGATTTTTGGTAAGGTACAAGCCGGCGATTGCGATCCAAAAGACTTTGATCCTGATATCCTCAAGCCTGCTGATCTACTGGAGGATGAACGCGGCCAATACTTCTTGCTTCCTCCGTACGGATACTGTCTTGGTGTTGCGCAAGAACGTCTAAAGCTTCCCAGGGATGTCACTGTTGTTGCTGTAGGTAAATCAACCTACGCACGTTCAGGAATCCTGGTCAACATTACGCCTGCTGAAAGTGGATGGGAGGGTTACCTGACGTTGGAGATCAGTAACTGCACTGGACTTTTCAACCGCATCTATGCGAATGAAGGGATCACGCAATTATTGTTCTACCGTGGCAACCCCTGCCATACCACGTACCAAGACCGGAAAGGCAAGTATCAAGACCAGCCTAACAACGTGGTCTTTTCTCAGGTTTAACCAAAGGCCTTGCCAAATTGTTCTTTAGGTTTACGGGCGTAGCCAACGGAACCGGCACGCCCACCTGAGTCTCCTGCGGTTGCGCTCGTTGGTTCGCGAACTAAAGCACGTTTCTGGTATTCGCCAGCACTACGGGCAGCCCGCATGAATTTGGCGACTCGATTTTGATTGCTGTTGACAGATGCTGCTGAACGCCTATCGCCTGCATCTACTCGACGCAAGTCCGTGTCATAGGCCTGTTCAGGACGCAAGTCTGAGACTTCAGCTCCAGAGGTACCGGAGTTGATCCCTGGGTCGTATGTAGGTCTAAATCTGTTGGCCATATTAACATTGTAGAAGCAGTGAATCAATTAATTCCGTGATGCATTCCGCCGCAAGCTTCCTTGACGCATTTGTGCAGGATGAAGTCAAGTGTCGTTGTCTTGATGAAGAAACATTTGGCGCACCTCTAGACAACACAGAGAACGATGTTCCGCTGTACGATATGTACAATCGCGGTTTAGTTGCATGCGAACAGGGTCTCGAAAGGAATCCGTTGAATCTCGAGGGGGCACGTCCTGGAATGACGGGTTATATCCCCTCGATGGAGCAGGGATTGACAATGGGAGCCTCTCCGAAACCCAAGGCTCTGGTGCTGGAGCTGGAGGAACCGGACGAGGAGGAACAACTGCTGTCGGCAAAACGTCGTGGTTTGATCCGATAAAAGCCGATTCTGTACCAGAAGCCCAGCCCATGGAATGTAAGGATGGTGTTTGCCCGGTACCCTGGGCAGTCAAGGAAGAGGCTCCTGTCGTCCTCCCAGATGTGGTAAACCATCCTCCGCATTACACGGATGGTGGAATTGAGTGTATTGAGGCTATTGAAGCCGGATTAACCTTGGAAGAATTCCGTGGTTACTGCAAGGGTAACGTGATGAAATATAACTGGCGGGAGCGCCATAAAGGCGGTACAGAGTCCTTGAAGAAAGCACTCTGGTATCTGGAGCGCCTTATTCAACTTGATGAGGCTCAGAAGGGCTGAAGCTCGTCTTCATCATCGTCGTACTCGTCGTCATCCATACAGGCGGCGGCGAGTTCGGCTAATTCCAGATCAGTGGGATGATCCCAGTCGATCTCAATGTTTTCAGACGCCATGATGTCTTTGATGGCGTGCCATTCCATCATGCGTTGGTGATAAAGACTAAGCAGAGCGTAGCGCAGTTCATCCCAAGTCATCTCTTGAGATTGAAGCTCTGCTTTACGCATGGAAAACTGGAGTTCCAGGGGGAGTTCAAATTCCCGTGGCTCAACTGAACGCTCCATTCCGCTCTGCATTTGCTCGTTGCAATTATTCTAATCCTAGCTAGTGAATAGCAAGTCAAGTTCCTGATCCAGGAAATCGTCCCACTTGTTTTCGTTAACACGAAAAGAGTTGGCAAACTCTGACAGGATATAAGGACTGATGCGTTCTTCCAGTTCACGAACCGCACGTACTTCGTGGGGAGCAGCGCTGTAATTACGGAAAGCAGTCAACAAAATTTCAGTGGACGACCAAGGATTGGCATCAATCTCTTGTAGGAAAAGGCTGATCTCTTCCCTGCGGCGGTCCAGAAGGCCGCCGATGACGTTATGGTCTTCATCAAAGATCCAGTGTCCTATCTCTTGTGTGGCACCACAGAAGTCCTCAGCTTCGATGCGGTCAATTACGTGGCTGTACAGAAAAGGATCCCAGCCAACGGAATGGATGAATGAGATTAAGGCCTGGCGCATGCTGTTGTCCAGGCCAAGGTTGAGCTTGGCTAGCTGGTTGTCAATGACATTGATCTCGTGGAAGAGATACTCCAGTGCCTTCTCACGCGTGCAACATTGGCCACGCTTGACGGGAGAACCATCGGGATAGAACTGAGTTCCAAACCCGATGGTATAGGGATCTCCACCTGTTACCGGATCTGGGTATGCTCTTTCGCTATACCCTTCGTATTTACGGATTAAGTTAACCGCATGCGAAAGATCCGACATAGGAGTACAACAAGTACTCCTAATATACATAAATTTTACTTACCTTGGCCCCTTAGTTTTTTCTTGCCTCGGCGTTGAGGACGACTGTTCTGACCTTGACCGATGGAAGTGGTCTTTGGCTTTCCTTCAATGTGAAGTGTGTTGGACTTGGGTTTTGCCATGCTGGTAACGAAGCAGCAAATAGATCCTACCAGGCTTTACAGGACCAGTACCCAGCCGTAAGCTTGCTTTTAGGTTCGTCACAATTATGACGGGCGCGGAAGTTCTTGCGTCGTTCTGGGTTATCTCGTTTGATTTCCATATTGGCATCACCAAAACGGACAATTTTTTCCTGGCCGTTTTCGCAAGCTTTCACAACAGACTTTTTGCCGCCTTGTACGTCCCGCCTGGGCTTGTTGCAAGGCATTGAATCCTTAGCAATCTTTGCGGCCTTGGCTGCTTTTTTGCGTTTATCTGACATTGTTATCAACCAAAGAAGGAGCCAAAGCTGCCAAGGAAATCTTGGGCAGACGGAGATTTGCTAACTGTTGTCTTGCTAGTTCCCATTTTAAAGTAGGAAGGCGCACCTTCATCTTCTTCGTTGGTAAAAATATTGAAGTAGCTCGACTTTGTGGGCAGAGTTGTTTTTTGTGCACTACTGTCCTGGAACAGGCTATCAATTGACGCCATGGCAGAGAAGGGGTCTGACATGTTTGGAAGGTTGAAGCCAAGCATCTCTGCGGCGCTACCTGGCTTTTTAGTTGTACTCTTAGCGGCATAAAGATTTTTATCTTCATCTGTTGCATCTGGAAAAAAATCGGTGTAAAACTCTTTTTCAGTGCCAGCGTAACCAGATTTTTTAAACAGATTAAACAGGGCTGTGCCCCCTTCTGGAGCCTTTACTTCCTCGTCTGTATCTCTTTGTATGTAACCAAAGCCTAGGATTTCTTGTGTTGGTTTGACCTCTTCTTCGTTTAATTGTTTTATCCTCTCACGGATTTCAATTGCTGGATCTGTGCGCAGCAGGCCAAGCAAGGCTTCTTTAATTGTTTCTTCCGGGTCTGTTTTTTCATTGTAACCAAGACCTCTTAAGCGGTTTTTCAAGTCGCTTGGTAATGCTTGTATATTTAATTTTTCTACAAACTCATTTGCTTTTTGTTCTGAGCTTACAAAATCAACAAAGACAGCATCTGGTGAGTACAGAGCTTTCTGCGCTTGCAGGGCTTCCGCTAAATCTGTTTGTATGTAATTGGAAAGATCTCGACTTGTGTACGTGTCAGCAACTGGATCATATCCCTTGTCCTTACCTAAGACCTCATAATGCAACCTGGCAAAATCATTTTCGTTATCTAAGTCAACTCCATATTGATAAGCGAGGGAAGCCCATGTCATTCCATCCTTTACGGCTTCATCCGACTTTCGGTTTTCCCAGGCTTTTTGGATGGCGTCTTTTTGTTGTGCGTAAAGATCTGCTTTGTCTGCTTTATCGGTACCTGAAATTAAATCAGGGGAGCGATAAAAGACAGGATCAAATTCTTTTGTAACGCCTTTAGTCTTGAGATCGTTGAGATAGGCTTCAGCTTTCTTGGCCGCATAGTCTTTAAGGGCACTAGATACGGTTTGCGTCTGCAGAATATTTTCATCTTCCGCAGCTACGTCCATATAGCTAATGAATTCAGCAATGGACTTAGACGCATCAAAACGCGGAGCCAGGTAATCTGTTATGAAATTCTTAGCAAATTCTTTTTCGACTGAATAAATATTCTTGGCATCCGTGGGATCGGTAACTTCTTTTAATTCTTCGTAACGTTTAGAGAGGGTTTCGTCAAACCATTTCTGCCAATTGTATTGAACGGATGACTGAATGCCAAGAGCTTTTTCAAGACCTTTAGATAAACCTTTCTCTACCTCTTCTCCTTTGCCAAAAGCAAGAAATCCTCCGGCTCCAATGTCCCCAAGGATTGAGTTTTTAATGTCCTCTTTAAAGCTTGTAGCACTGGGCAAGCCCATGCCCTGAAGCAATGTATAAGACTGCTCTTTTTTCAGTGCATTCTGATATTCCTTTAGCGTTTGTTTTAGGGCATCAGTTCTTAGCGCTCCAAAAGTACGTTCTCCTGCAAGATTAATGTACTTTTGCGAGGCAAGGTTAACAATCGATTCACCACCTCCCGCAGGAATTCCTAGCAAGGATTCCCGTAAAATCTGATGTTCTCTATCTGTTAAGGGACGTGTCTGCTCTGTATAAGGTGTAAATTCTTTTGGTTGAATAGGGCCTTGGAATTGCTGCTGAGGCAATCCGGATGTGTCTAAATAAGCAGTCTCAAGAGGATTTACGTTTTCTCCTGAAAACAAAGGCTTTAAAGAGGAGCGCTGCGAAAAACTAGAGTTGCTCATTTTTATCTGTGTAATCTTGCAAGTGTATCAAATTCGAACCATTTAGCTCGGTCCAGGCTTGTATTTTAGCTAGTCTTTGTTCGTTAAAATAACTTTGCTGTTTGTACCACGTTTCCATTTTGGAAGAAGCTTTATTTGAGTTACATTTACAGCAGGCAGGTACCAGGTTATTTCGATTAGAACAACCAGATTTAAATCTAGGGACAATGTGATCCAAGCTAGTGGCTATTTCTCCGCAATAAGCGCATTTGTTATCCCAGGCTTGATAAATACTTTCTCTAAAACGTTTTTTGGCAAGTTTTGGTGTAATTTCAACTAGCAGGGCAAGGGGCTCGTGCTGGTTGCAAAACATGCTCTTCAATTGCCGTTAATTCATTTTAAGTTGTCCACACTGTTACAGCTTTGAACATAAAGATAAAATTTCAATTAAGACCCTTGACTTCAGAAGGATCTTATGTAAGGTAAGAGAGTTGCTACTACTGCCTTCATGGCCTCGCATCCTGGTTGGGTCTCTGCCCAAAAGATCGAAGAACTTCTTGGCATTGACCGCAAGACACTCTTCAAATTCCGCGACGACGGAACCCTAAAGCTCGGTCCACACTACGCAGCATTTCCGGAGACTCGTTCCAGGGATAGTTACCGTTGGAATGTGGCTGCAGTACGTAAACAACTCACAAAAGCTGGTATGATGCCAGTGGCCGCCTAGGGGACGGCCTGGGGATACAGAAACGGTCCTGTCAGTGATGGGGCCGTTTTTTATGGCTTGTATGGCCTACCGTCTTTATCAAACATCGTAAAGCCTTGCATCAAGATAAACTCTGGTGGAACGTTAAATAACTTCTGCATCATCGGCATCATCATCACGGACTGACAGTTGTAGGGAGGTACATCCATCTGCGCCAGGGAAAAGTTATTCAATAGAGATGATTTTATTGACTGCTGTTCACTTTCGGTTTGATCGACAAGGCGTTGCTCCCATGCTGTCATGCTTTCCCTTCCGACAGGAAAATCAGAAGGCTCTGGCGGAAAAGTATTATCTGCAAACTTAAGTGCATAGATATGCTTGCAGTAACGCATCTCATCAAGCAGTGGTTCCCAGTTGTCTGTTAATGAGGTAATCTCACCTTGCTCAGCAGAGTAATCATTGTATCCGGGCAGGCCTTCTGCTCTGGCACCTGTAATGCCTGGGTTCACGGTACTCCTGATGTAGGTTGCGCCAAAATCAGCGTAGATTCCTGGATTATCTCGTGTGGCTTTATTGTTGACGACACTGTCAGCAACATTGTATGGAAGCTGGAAACCAGAAGGTGCATAAACTTCCATTTGACGATTGACATTGCCAGGTGTCATGGCACTGTTATCAATCTCCCCACCTCTTCTCGTTAATTCAAAACGTCCTGGCTTTACAGAAGATAAGCCACTTCTTGGGAAGCGCGTCTTAATACTCTTCGTGATATCCCGCATAAATGCATAATCACGGTGCGTAAAGTCCTGGCAAGAACAACAAAAACGTGCGCCTGTAATGATGTATCGACCAGGCGTAAAGCCAATAGGGGAAGGAGTTAAATACTCTTGATCAGGTGTAACCTGCACGGACCCAGCCTTGCGTAAGGTAAGGATGCCCGTTGTTGGATTTGTGGCTGTCAGTATAGCCTGTACATATCCATACCGCTTTTGTGTTGTAGGGTCAATCGTGTCTTTGTCAATAATTTGACCACCTGGAGTAATGACGCGATCTTCGATAATTTCACTGTTCAGCGGAGTGAGACCACCTGGCACTCCTGGAACAGCAACATAAAAAGGCGGAGGAAGCGGGTTCGCTGCACTCCAAGATCCCGCAAGCTTTACATACCAATTCTCAGTATCTTCTGTAACAGACTCAATGTAAAGACCACTTGTGGTGACGGGATCGACAAGGCGATCACTACGCATGGATCCGGCATAACGCCAGCCAGCCCAGTGCATTCCCATCTCTTTATTCTTGGTCGGAAATCCTACAAACGTCCCCGAAATAATAGGCGCAGGATTTGCAACAGAACTTGGCGTGCCCGATGGAACAGGAATCTGGTATTGAAAAGGATATTCGTAACTGTTGTCGTAGAAAGTAGCTGTTGCTAACTCATATCCACGGCGCCATCTGGACCATGCTGACTCCCTGTTTGCTGCGTAAATAGAGTCCGGCACTGAGCCACGAGAAAACTCAGTCGTGATCGGCTTTATCCCATTGGGAGCGCTGACCGTCGACTGAGTGAAAGTACCAAAAGAGCTTCCACTCTTTTTGGCCATGATTAGAAGAAACCGCCTTGAGCGACAATGTGTGCGCCAGGGGTGTAACCAGAGATATTAGGGCCATCTGGGAACACACCAACGTAAATACGGTCGCCTCGTTCCAGGTAAATACCCTTGTTGCGCAGTGGAGCTGTAGATCCTAAACCAGTAGTATTACCTGCTTGTGCCACAGGAGCTGCCAGTTGAGGCATCAGGTCGGAGCAATCGACTGTGCCACTGTTGGCGGGCAGAGTCTTTGCGAACAACACACGGTAGTCACCTGACGCAGGGACAGGTACCGTTGTTCCACGGGTGTGGTAAAACACAAAGGTAACAGCAGGCTGATAGCCGTAAGCGACACCGTTGTACGTAAATCCGCTCGATGTACCGCCTGAGTAGTGCAGGGCAGTATTGACGCCCGTCAAGGTCGTTGCACCGGTATATGTGTAGTAGCCAACGCCACTTGCCGGTGTGGTCGCAGTGATGACGCCTGTGGTTGTTACATGTACGATCTGCCCACTGACCAGAGAGATGACAGTGCCTGACGTAGAGGCATTGATGGTGTAGTCAGGTGAACGATAGAAGTCGTTGCGACTGATAGAAATTGAATCAACAACGCCACCATTGTTGTTGTCTTCCTGGATAGCAGCATCCATGTCGACCAGAATCGACGGTGCCTGTCCACCTTGAACAAAGAGTGTGTTAGCAGTAGAGCTACCAACCGTCTGTGTGGTTACTCGAACTGAATCGAATAACGGACGATCGATTAACAGTGGCTGCTTGTTCGTTGCGGATGACGACAATGTTCTACTTCCTACTTGTTTACATTATAAAGCTTGTTTTCAATCAAGCGTACGGATTAAGGTAGCTTGACAAAAAATCAAGGGGTCCTGCCATGGTTTGAGGGGAAAACAGTTCCATTGCCAATCTTTCTTTCAAGAGATCTTTCATGGACGCTTCTTTGGTATTGCTGCCGGACATTGCCGCCATAAAACCTTTCAAGAAGTCATTACTAGACATGTCTTGTTGCTGACCTTGCGAAGCTTGGTCAGTAGTCTGAAGAGGTTTTAAGCCCTGGCTATAGACTTCTTGTAATTTTTGGTACGGCTTAACGGGCTGCCCGTAATAACTCTTACCTTCTTTGGTAGGCAATGATGCCCATTCTGGCGCCAGGGCAGAAACAAACTCAGGTGTTAATCCTTGTTTCTGCAAATAAGACAGACCGCCAAGACCCATTGTGCGAGAACGAGCCAGGTCAAGTGCTGCAATGTCTTGCTCAACAGGACCAAAAGATGTGAGGCCTAGTCTCTTTTGTGCGGCATTCCAGGTTGGCGTAAGGAATTGATAGGCTCCTGCAGCAGTGCTACGGCCTTTCATTACGACATCTGGGTGGCGTTTCAGATCTGGCGCTAAAGAACCACCAAACATGACTCGATAGGAATCTGGCCCACCACGTTCTGTGCCTTCTGCAAAACGAATGGTTCGCAGCAAGGCTTGTCCTTCTGGCGTCTGTCTAAATTGTTCGTAGAATTTACGATCTGCCATCGGACTATTCTCCTACCCAATTTGATTGTGCTTTGAGGCCGGGGATAAAGACTGCTTGTACTGCAACAACCAGGCTTAGTTTGGCGGCAAGGCGCTTAACAAAATTGGGACAAAGGATCATTGTTTTAAAGCAACAACACTGGCCCCCGTGAATCAAAGATTCGTGTCCAGTTGGATTGGGCTTACATGCAGCGCAATGCCAATGAATCAAGATTTTACTTCATTAAGTAAAGCTTGAAATTTCTTACGCATTTCGGGATCAATATCAATGCCTTGAGCGCCATAGGTAGCAGAAGGCCCAATGGATTCCACGGCAGGTAAACCTTGAGGAGTATTGACGCCAGGAGGAGGCGTAAAGATCATCTGCTGTGGCAACTGATAGCCAAGACCTTGAGAAGCCGCTTGCCCTGCCATGGCTCCTTGAATGGCGTCATAACCGGATTGACCAGGCTTGACTTTGGCGGCAAGAGTTGGATTTGCTTTTGCCCACATCTGCATGCCAATATCTTCTGCAGATTGCACTTGTTCTGCTGTTGCGCCAGGTGCTACGGCTTTCAGGCGAGCAGCCTCATAACGCTGAAGTTCAGGGTTCTGCGCAGCTTGTTGAGCTACACTTGCCTTTTCTGATTGATACGCACGTTCGGCCGCAGTACTACTACCTTCTTTGAAGGGTGTGAAGGGAGCCACAGAGCTAGAAGGGTACGCAGAGCCAGGGGGCATGTATGTAGGACGACCGCTATTAATGTCATACTCAATGCCCCCGACGGTATATGTTCCGTAACTGCTATATCCCTCAGTAGGTTTAGGCTTGGCTTGACCCGGTTTTGGAATTGTACCAAAACCCTGAAGCTGTTGTTGCACGTATTGACTGCCGCGCAGCAGGGGGTCTAGGGCTGCGCCAGAAAAACCCGCCATACCGGCTCCCGCTGCAGGGACAATTCCCCGCAAAGACTGTACATTCCGCACAGAAGGGGATTGGATAACGGAGCCGCCAAAACGACTAAAGAATGCAGGTACTTGGTTCAAGGGATCAAAGCCTACACCACGAGCCGCCTGTGGTACACGCGCTGCGGCTTTTGGTGCTTGTTGAATGACGGATCCACCAAAGCGACTTGCCGCCGCTGGAATCGCGTTCAGGATATTAAGAAGAGACATTAGCGCCAAACCTCATGTAAATAAATGCGTGAACCCACAGCCGTATCAGCCGGGCCTGGTAGCGCCTGAATAAATTCAGCGCCTGAACGCTCGTAACGGTAACGAGCTTGGAACGGATCCTTGTAGTTAGGTACGTAAAGGATGCCGGCTAAACGGTTGGTCTCGTAGAGATAAATCTCATCCCAAACCTTGAGAGCTTCTTTGGCATTACTAGACCGAATTGTACGGTCTACATCACCAACGATGCTTTCTAACCGAGTGGAAGGCGATGTAGCAACTTCTGTTTTCTTCTCGGCCGTGTCACAACGACCAATCTGAATAACGATTTTGTCGTAGAAGTATGAATCCGGAACGGTATTCATCGCTTCTTCAAGTCGGGCGAAGTCGCCCGCCGGCACGGAAACCGTGAAGTAGCCCAGGTGATACCGGACCCTACTCTTGTCAAAATCGCTGAGCTGCACAGCTTACTTCCGTATGTTCTCAATTATAGATGAACTGAATTAACCAAACAGTCCACCAGTGGATGATGATAATAACTGCTGGAACAAAGCACCGGCCATATCATTTTGCTGTGGTTGTACCAGCTCTTTAACAAACCCTCGCATCATTTGTGTTTTTGGATCTTCTTTTGGTTCGCCTCTCAGTAAAGAACCGAGGAGATAACCAGATAGCATCCCCTGGAAATCAGAAGAATTTGATGCACTGGTATTAGCAGTGGATGAACCTTGAGAAAGATCTGCCGCCTCTCCCAGGGATTGCATATGCCCTAAGCGAATTTGATATTTATTGTCTCCTGTAGTGAACGTAGAAAGGTTTCCATAAGCTCCTTGGTTGGCTAGAGGAACGTACTTACCGGCACCTTCATAAAAGATTGGAGTACCCTCTGGTAAAGCCCAGTCCTCACCTTTGTGTTGCCTTCCTCCACGGGGGCCGTATTTAGACGTAATGGTAATACCAGCTTCAGGATTAAATGTAAATTTTCCTTCTGGTGTTTGAATTAATGCTGGAATCCTCTTCTCACCAATGCGTAATCCACTTAAAGGGGTACGAATTGTTTCAGGATTTAAAAAGGCGCCCGTTGCAAGATCTTGTACTTCAACATGCAAATGCGGCCCAGTTGATCTACCAGTGGAACCAACACGTCCTTTAAACGTAATGCCAGCCATATCACGATGATCTTTTATCCTTCATTCTAAAATAAAAACCCCCGGTTTCCCAGGGGTGTATCTACAGAAGGAGTTAGTTATACACGGATCAAGTCAGCGGCAAAGACCGCGTCCCAATCAACCCTTTTGATCTGTTTTAGCTGTTCGAGATTGTTAAACCTTTCACCCGATAAGGACATCTGAAGATCTTTAATCTCTCGCGCTGTCTTCAAGCCGATACCCTTAATATGATCAGCGATCATTTGAGCGGTAGCGCCATTGATGTTTAAACGTGCGTCCGGAGGAAAGGTACGTGGTTCTTCTTGCGCTGCCTTATCTTTTACTTGAAGAGTCTTTACCTTTTTAGTAGCCTCTTCGTCGGGCTCAATCTCAGTTCTGTAAACGGTAAAAAGGCGACCATCCTGATCTTCGACCATGAACCAATCGCCTTGATCCCATTCGCTAATGACTTTGACTCGAGCGCCAGTTTTTTTGTGCTGATAAAGCATTGCTGCCGTGGTTGACATAAGACCAGTGATTAACTGGTCTTAGTTTAACTCAATCAGCTAACGGTGCGGCCCAGGAGGTAACCATCAATGTCTTCGTAGCCAGGGGCTTCATCAGGTTGAATGTAGCAGGCTTCGACGACGAGGTAACCAGTGCGGCCACCGGTGGAATCACCGCTGGAGATATAGAAACCACCAGAGGTTGCGGTGCTGTTTGCAGTTTCTTTCGCAAACACCTTCAGAGTGGTGGAAGCGGTAGCGGAGTAGTACACGTTACCGGCGGTCACACCAGCGGCACCAGAGGCGATCAGGAAGGGGTTAGCGCTGTAAGCAGCGGAACCAGCGGCGAAGAAGATTTCGCCAACCTGAGAACCAGACACGGTGGAGGTCAGGTTTGCCTGGATAACAGCTTCGCCAATACCGGAGGCAGCGGTAGGGCTACCGGCATTGCTGCGGCCAAAGGAGATGACGTTACCAGTTGCGGCATACACACCGGAGGCAACGCGGCCATCACCCCAGCCAGAGGCAACGGAGATGGTAGCGCGATACACATAAGCAGGCAGGGTG